GGTGCAGAGAAGGTGTTCCTGCCCAACGAGATGTATTTGTTCTACCCCGGCTTGAAGCGGGAAATGAACGACGAAGGATACGATGAGATAACATACAAAGGCACGCACGGGGGTAGGGTTAAACTGTATGGTGCTAAATTTTGCCTTGGTGCCGGTACTAACGTGCTAACAAGCCGGGGATGGGTTCCTATAGTTGAAATATCATCTACTGATCTCCTGTGGGATGGCGACGAGTGGGTATCACACCACGGGGTTATTTGTAATGGGCGAGCTTCGACTATTACCGTAGATGGCGTCAAGATGACGGCTGACCATAAAGTCATGACAACATATGGGTGGCAGCATGGGAAAACCTGCGAAGGATATAACCGGGCTCCGGTTTGGGTACCTGACCGCTACGCGGCGCGTTGGGTCAGTCGAGACGGGGCGTGGTTTGAAGCCGATGTGGGAGATACGCTGCGATTGCGGCAGGTTAATCCAGATGAACTCATCGGCCTATTGCCGAGGCACGCAGAAGTCATGCGGGTGCCGCCGGTACGAGATGATCGGCGATGCCAACCGGACGCATGGGATGTCGAAGCACCCAGCCTACGCAGTATGGCGATCGATGCTGGACCGTTGCCGGCTACCGACGCATCAAGCCTGGGCCAACTACGGGGGGCGGGGGATTACAGTTTGTTCAGAGTGGCAGTCGTTCGAGACGTTCTGGGCCGACATGGGTCCGACGTACCGACGCGGCTTGACGCTAGAGCGCAAGGACAACGAGGGTGGGTATTCGGCGGTAAATTGCGAGTGGGCGACGTACCGCAAGCAGATGAACAACAAGCGGGGCAACGTGTGGATCGAGACACCGCTTGGGGTAATGACTGTGGCCGAGGCATCGCGGCTGAGCGGCATCGGCCACACAACTCTGCTGTACCGCATCGCGCACGGAGTGAGCCTGTCTACGATATTATCAACGCCGGACCTAGGAACCGCTTTGTCGTCGCGGGAACCGATGGGCCGTTCATAGTCCACAACTGTGAGAACCTCAGCCAAGCCCTCTCGCGGATCATCATTACGGATATCGCCGTGCGGGTATACGTCGAGACGGGTTATCACCCATACCTCTCGACGCACGATAGCTTGGACTACTGCGTGCCGGTGGACGAGGTCGAAGCGTGGGACGAGCTGCTCGCAGCGGAGTTTGCCATAGTGCCAACCTGGGCGCAGGCCAGGGAGGGGGAAGCAAAGAAAGTTATGGGGCAGCTGGTGGTGGAGCAAACCCTACCGCTACCGCTCGCCAGTGAGGGGGGATGGGGCAGGAACCTGTTAGCTGCGGAGCGCGGGGAGAACCGCTGATGTTTATAAAGTTGACTAAGAGTAACGCGGACCAAAATGCAGTACTTATCAATATAAGTTGTATTGCTGCGGTTGATACCGATGAGACAGGGGTAGGTATATACCTTAGGCACGATCAGATACGCATACCTGTGAGAGAGACATTTGATGCGGTCGAGCGTATGATTGATTGGTGCGTCGACAATAGCCACATAGATCGATCAGTATCACTTAGCCAGATAGAACCCCTGGAAGTTATCTTGAAGCGCGGGTAGACTGATCCCAATGTCTGATGACGCTGCTACGATCATAATCAATCTAATGAAAGAGCGGGGTCACGTCTGCGACGATTGCGGCAATCCCGACATCCAGGTCTGCAGCACGCCGTGGCGCGACGACGAAGAGCCGCCGTTCGCACCGGGCGAATACGTCCAGAAATGCTTCTGCGGCCCCTGCTTTATCAAGCGTGTTCAGAAACCCAAACACTAGAGATGAAATACCCGCGATACATCAAACACGATCGAGGTAGGCGAGTGCACCCCCTCTACATGAGCTGGATTGATATGCGTCGCCGTTGTCGTAACCCTAAGCATTTCGCCTACAAGGACTATGGGGCGCGCGGTATCGATGTGTGCGACCGATGGTATGACAGCTATGAGGCGTTCGTTGACGACATGCCACCGTGGCCCGGCCAGGGCTTTACGGTCGAGCGGATCGATAACGATCGAGGATACACGCCTGACAATTGTCGGTGGGCTACGCGGGCTGAGCAGACGCACAATCGACGAGGCACACTGACACTATCGCAGCAAGCGTTCTATATGTACAAGTTCATGGTTGGCTGGACTGTCACGGAGATTGCTGCGCGGTACGGCCACAGTTACCACTGCATCTATAAGGCGCTGCGGCGCGGGAGCCACTCATATGACGGTCCAGAAGCGTGCCTTTAGTTGGTCGTTCTCGGCACTCAAAAATTGGGAAACGTGTCCTAAACGGTATTACCACTATGACATTGCTAAGACCGTGAAGGAACCTGAGAGCGGAGCATTGCGCGAAGGGCATGAGCTTCACGCCGCGTTCGATGCTCGCATTAAAAGTAAGACGCCGTTGCCATTAGGACTAGGCCACAACGAGCCGATGCTAGCGCGCGTATTAGCTGCCGAGGGGCAAACCTACAGCGAGCGTAAACTGGCAATATCATCGAACTACCAGCCTGTTAGCTGGTATTCTGACCAAGCGTGGTATCGAGGAGTATTAGATTGTACTAAGATCCGCAAGGATAGTGCCACCGTGTTGGATTGGAAATCGGGCCGCCCTGGTGTAGACACCACTCAACTTCAACTTAGCGCCGCCTTAGTATTTCACTCCGCACCGCAGGTGAATACGGTACGAGCAGCGTTAGTATTTGTTAATCACGATAAGGTCGAGTCGGAAGAGTATGTACGAAGCGACCTGACGACGATCTGGGGGGACATACTGCCACGGGTTAAGAAACTGCAACGCGCCCGCGAGGAGCAAGAGTACCCGCCCAAGCCGGGCGGTTTGTGTAAGCGCTGGTGCCAAGTAGTATCCTGCCCGCACTATGCAGTGGGGAGTTACTAGATGAAGGCAGGGAGACGCCCAGTAGACCTGCCGGTCGAGAAGATCCTTAGGCTACACAACGAAGGTATGAGTTTAGCGACCCTCTCTCGTCGGTTTGGTGTTGCTCCGTCTACCATACGCGAACGTCTAAAAACAGAGGCTGACCATGAGCAAGGAAATGACGCGACGCATCCAGACGCTTGACGGCTTGCCGGTCTACGACGCTACCGAGCCGTTGTATATCGAGGTGGTTAAAAACGACATCCACCCGAGGGACCATAAGAACCCGCAGAAGTGTGCTTTGGCGCGAGCCTGTAACCGCGAGCTGCACGTCGAGGCTAAGGCCTATCTGTCGCGCCTCTACGTCAAGCAGGGGGACCACTGGCTGCGTTACCAACTGCCAGAGACAGTGCGCCAGGAGGTCGCCGCGTTCGACCGGGGCGGCGGGTTCTCTGAAGGCACCTACCGCATTCCGCCGGTACCGCTGAACCAACGCTCCGGCGCAAAGTCCCAAGGCGGCAGCGGTAAAAAGCCTGGGCCCGCCCCCGCCTTCAAACGCCAGACCCACCGCAAGGTCGAGGGCGTTCGCGCTGTCTCGCCGCTCGCTGGCGGTGCCATCGAGCATCGGGGGGAATAACTATGGACGAAGCAGTAGCCACCGAGAAAGTAATGGCACTTGTTATAGAGTTAGACAGTAAGATACCGAAACAACCGTGGCCGCTCCGCGAGCGTGTTGTAGAGATTACAGGGGTGCCACCATCGATGCTCGACTGGGTTCTAACTCGATTGCAGAACGACGGCCAAATTGTAGTGTGGACTACTACCACAAAAACTCATCCCCCAGGAGGCAAAGACGACGGTTTAGTACAGAGATTTATCCAGCCGACAGTGAGGGGAAACCAGGAATGAAAGATCCGATAAACGAGCTGTGGGCCTGGGTCATAACACAACCCAACGGCGTCGAGAAGATTGCCAACCCCTGGGTGTCGCAGGGGTATTACCCGCTAATCACCTCGTCACAAGAGTTAGCAAAGATACGCATGCTTGATTTAGCAAAAACCGTCGAGGAGGAAACCGGGTGCCCCACCAAGCTGGTTAAGTTCATACGGGCGGAGGATGCAGCATGACAATGGAAGCAATCTTCGCCTGGACTGAAGAAGGCCCTGAAGGCGAGGGCGTGATCGCCACCATGTTACCCTTCCTCGACAACAAAATTGCCCTCCTGCAAAACCGCAACCTCGACTTAGCGCAGAAGTTCCGCCCGTTCGCTGAAGCCCACCAACGCGCGAGCGGGCATACCGTGCGGCTAGTGCGCTACCTGCGTGACGAGGTGTTGGAGACAATCGATGCTTGATGCAACTGCGACCAGATGCAATTACTGCACCCTCAGCGACATCAAGCGGGCAGCGGCTAACGCCGGAGGCACCGTAGAAATCCGGCCGGCACCGACGAGCTACGCACCGAACGGTGTCGAGGTAGCCATTCGGTATTCCACTGATGACGAACCAACCTGGGCAGCATGGCTGATGAAACTGCCCGACCACTGTGTCTGCTGACGGGGGTAGTCCAAATGATAAACAAAATCGATATCGCATTCTTCGTCGTCACCGCGTTACTAGCAGCGGTGCTGTGGGTTATGACGAGGTTGGTATGAGGGGTAAAATATACCAACGTGCATGTTGGTTTCATCGCTGGGGTAAATGGATATACCACTGCGACTCACAATCCTGGAAGGGTCATTTCTATCGACGTTGTAAGCGCTGTAATGCTACTGAAGAAGCTAGAGTGGTGGATATTCAGGTATGAACGATAATGACCGCCGCATCCTAAAATTGATAGAAGAAATCCGGCAACTGGCTGCGTCGTCGGGCTACCCCTTCACCGACGAGACGGCGCCGTCCGATTGGCGGTTACCGTTAATAATGGGGCAGATCCTGGGATTATGCGCGAGTGTAAAGGGATTGGAGCTGGATCAATGACCCCGGAGGGTAAGATCAAAGAAAAAATAAGAATGGTGCTTGAAACCTACCGCGAAAGGGGCATATTATATTATTACATGCCGGTGCCGGTCGGCTACGGCCGATCGACGCTGGATTATCTGGGTTTCATATGCGGCTACGGCTTCGCGATCGAGGCCAAGGCCGAGGGTAAGAAGCCTTCTGAGCGACAGAAGGCGACCATCGAGGATATCGAGAAGAGCGGCGCGGCGGTGTTCGTAATCGACGGCATCGCCTCATTAACCCAGTTTAACGACTGGTGTCAGCTCAGGGTCGACCTGAGTAACTATAGTAACAATAGGAATACTACGTACCATGTTCGTAACGGCTGACAGTAATCATATCGTCGTTCCCTGGCGGCAGGATCTCGCCGCGGTGATCCCGCATGCCCGCGCCCTCGATCACCAGGGGCAGCGCATGCTAGTGATCCCCAACCGCAAGGAAGAGGCGAAGCTGGCGCGCAATCTGGGCCTGCCGGTGCCGGCGCCCATATTGACGCGGTTCAACTGGTGCGGCCTCAAGCCCTGGGACGTGCAGCGTTCGACGGCGGCGCTCCTGACCGAGAGCCAGCGCTGCTACGTGCTCTCTGAGCTGGGGACGGGGAAGACCCTGGCGAGCGTCTTCTCGGCCGAGTACCTGCGCCAGACCGGCGAGGTGAAGCGGGTGCTAATCACCGCGCCCCTGTCGGTGTTAACCCCGGTCTGGGAGAAGGAGATCTTCCTCGCCAACCCGCAGGCGCGCATCCGTGTGCTGCATGCCGACAAGCGGGTGCGCCGGCTCCAGCTCCTGGCCGAGGATGCGGAGTATTACATCGTCAATCACCATGGGCTGCCGCTGCTCAAGGACGAGCTGATCGCCAAGAAATTCGACCTGTTCATCATCGACGAGCTGGCAACCTTCCGCACCCCTAAGACCGATCTGTGGCGCGCTGCCAAGGCAATCGTCGATAGCGGCATCAAGTACGTCTGGGGGATGACTGGGTCACCTAGGCCTAAGGCTCCGACCGACGCCTGGGGTCAGGCCCGGCTGCTGACGCCGGAGCGCACGACGCGGACGTTTACCCGCTTCCGCGACCTCACGATGATGCAGGTGTCGCAGTTCAAGTGGGCGGAGCGCGCCGGCGCTAACGACATCGTCTACGAGGCGATGCAACCCAGCGTCAGGTATACGTTGAGCGACGTGACCGAGCTGCCGCCTACCGTGACCATCGACCACGCAGTGGCGAGCGAGCCGCAGGCAAAACAAGCTTACAAGTTGATGTTCGACAAACTCCGCATGATGTCGGACAAGGGGCAGATTACCGCGGCGAATGAAGGGGTACTACAAAGTAAGCTACTTCAAGTAGCGTGCGGGTTTATGTATACCGACGATAAATCAGTATACACGCTGCCTAACAAACCCCGAATGGAGGCACTGCGTGATTTCTGCCGGGCGTCGGCCGCTAAGGTGATCGTGTTTGTACCCTTCGTTCATGCCCTTCAGTCGATCGCCGATTACCTACGAAAAGAGGGTGAGACGGTGGAGATGGTGTATGGTGGTACATCCAAAACGACACGCGATCGCATATTCGCGGATTTTCAAAATGGCTTATCCCCGCGTGTTCTCGTCGCGCACCCCCAGTGCATGGCGCATGGGCTCACACTCACGGCTGCATCGACGATTATCTGGTACACCGCAACCAACAACCCGGAGCATTATGAGCAAGCTAACGGTCGCATCCGCCGCCCTGGTCAGAAGGAGAAACAACTCATCGTCCACCTAACCGGCACGCCGGTAGAGCGGGTTGCTTATGGCCGGTTGAAGAGCCGCGGCAGGATGCAAGGAATGCTGCTTGAGCTTTTCCACCAACAGGAGTTGGAGGTTTAACGGATGCAGCACTATCTGTTAACAATGGACGTAGTACATGGCCAGCTCCGTATGCATGGTTACCTAATTTGCGATGATAAACGGCTTATGGAAAGCGCTTGTGGTCGGATAGGGGACGAGTGCGAGAAGCTCGCTAAAGAGCTGGGGGTCCGAATTGTTGCTCCTATGATGCTGGTCACGACACTGAGCACCAACGGTAAGAAGGTGGTCCGGGAGATCTTTCGTCGACACTCGCCGGAAGCGACAGAGAAAATCCGCAGGGCGCGAGATTTTCATTTTACGCTCTGGACCTGGGCGGTAGAGGATAATTCTGACGACGCGCAGCTAATGGGGTTGCATTGAAGGAGGTGTGACATGACAAAGTGGAACTGGCGTAACCCAGAAGCAGCGGTACTTCATCAAATCCGCCGCCTCGCCGGGCTGGATCCCGACGGGCCGCTGGTGCCGATGCAACCCCACGTCACCGAGCGGCAACAGTTTGACCAGCATATTCAGGAATACAACAAGCACGTTCGCGACCACTACCTCTGCCGCGCGTTGGAGTTTACCTGACATGGACAGCACTTCAGACGAACGCATCGTCAACAACGTTATGCGGCACGAGTACCGCGTGCTTACCGAGCTTGAAAAAGAGCAGATGCTCCGAATTAAAGACTACGGCAAAATGTTTTGGGTCGAGGTGTCTGCGATCGGGAACAGCCGCGAGTTGTCCCTAGCCAAAACCAAAATCGAAGAAGCGGTCATGTGGGCCGTCAAGCACATTACAAGGTAAGGGCTAATGTGTATAGTTGGACCGAGCCCCGCATCACCAATAACGGTTAGCCTTACGATCGAAGAAGCGCGGCGTATCGGCAATCTCAATATCGACCTCGACGAGATTGAGATCATCCGATGGCGTCGTAAAGTACGAGACGCTGTCAGAAAATACGACAAGGACCTAGCGTTTCAAGAGCAGAAGGAGTTTTTAAGTGGCTCGTCCTGACCGGGCGCCGATGCAGAGCCGACGAAAAGTAAGGGAAGCGATATATGACATACGTTCCCTTAAGAACTATCGCAAACTCGTTAAGGAGGCAACGAAACCAGATGGCAATCTCCCAAGCTCCATTCGCAACAACCTACCAAGGAGGAACCCTGATGTCTGATCCCGTACCGATGACCCTGTTCGATCTCGATGCCGCCGGGCTCGATCCTTCGCTGCCCGCACCGGCCGAGTTTATCCAGTTTCTGTATGACAACTCTCGCACCTCATACCTGACGCTGTGGTCGGCGCGCCTGGGTGAGCCCGACATGCCGTCAAAGATCCAGCGTTGGATCAGCGACGCGTTGGCGGTCTACCACGCCCGCGCGTTGCAGACGCAGATGGCGCCAGTCGGCGACAAGCCTGCCGGCAGCAATGTCACCGAGGTGACCTATAGCGGCTCGACCACTCCCGATGCGCCGATTTGCATCGATGTGCCGGCTATCACCGGCAACGCCGCGGTAGGTGAGACCCTCAACTGCACTATGGGTAACTGGGGGAACGAGCCCACGTCATATAGTTACGCGTGGTCTAGTGGCGGCACCGACTCGTCCTACGTCGTCGCTGCCGGTGACGCCGGTACATCGATCACCTGCGTGGTGACGGCGACCAATGCCGGCGGTTCGACCGCAGCACCCCCCAGCAACGCCATTGCCATACCGGGAGCAGCAGCCGATGCCAGTGCCCACCACGCCCACGCCCAATCGAGCAGCCACACCAGTTCAACCACTGGCCGAAACGCAGATGAGCGTAGCGGAGATGACACAAAGGTATCTCGCACTGCGCCGAAGGAAAGAACAACTTCAAGAGATGCATAAAAAGGCGCTGCATCCGTTCAACGACATGCTGGCGACACTGGCAAACCTGATCCTGGCGGAACTCCAGGCGGCTGGTGTCAATAGTATGTCGTCACCGGATGGCACGGTGTACAAATCGACCGAAACCTCTGTCACCGTCAAAGACTGGGCAGCAACGCTGTCTTATATACAGCAGCACCAAGCCTGGGATTTGCTGGAGGCAAGGGTCAGTAAGACTGCCGTAATGGCAGTCATGGACGAGACCGCGGAGCCGATCCCCGGAGTCAACATGAGCCAAGAAACGGTCTTGCGCGTGCGCCGGAGCTGAGTGACTATAGGTCTCATAGGAAGGATTACCGCATGAGTGGAGTGAACGCCCTAGCCGTCCTTAATCAGGGGCGGCCCCCCAGTATTTATCACGGCCGATCGTCATCCCTGAACACCGCGGCGCAAGCAAACATCCCGCTGGGGTTTGCCGTCGTCACCTATAGGGGCAAGATCTGGCGCCTCGTTTACCAGGGTGACGAAGACATTGTGCGCGATCCGGTGCGGCCGGACCAGCCGGCGGGCACCATCGAGGTGGTTATTATTGGTGCCGCTGCTGCGGTTAGTAAGCAGTACTACATCAAGCCGTACACCGAGGGGTCCGATCAGGCGCCGGACTGCTACTCGCTCGACGGTATCAAACCCGAGGCCAATGCGCCGGCTAAGCAGAGCGCGCTCTGCGCCCGGTGTCCGCAGAACGAATGGGGGTCACGGGTCACCGATAGCGGCGCCAAGGCCAAGCGCTGCGCCGACAGCAAACGCCTCGCCATCGTGCCGGCCCTCGACCTCGAAAACGACAGCTATGGCGGGCCGATGTTGCTGCGGATACCGCCGACTAGCCTCGCCAATCTGAGCCTCTATGCCGGCAATCTGTCGCGCATGGGCGCGCCGATGGAGGCGGTGGTCACCCGGATCGGCTTCAATGTCGAGGTGGCATACCCACAGCTGACATTCACCCCTCTGCGCTGGCTAACCGATGAGGAGGCCCGCCTCGTCGTCGGGCCAGACGGTAAGTCTGGGGTCATGGCGCACCCGGTAGTGAGCCGCATCCTGGTCGACAGCGTGGCGCAGGCGGCGGTGGGCGAGAGCGATCCCGAGCCCGAGCCAGAGGCGGAACCCCAGCGGACATCCTCGCCGCAGGCCGCGACAACTATCACCAAACAATCAGGTGTCGAGGTCGAGGATCTCGGCCATCTGCATCCCGCAATGGCAGCCCAGGAGGCACAAGCTCAGGCTGCTATCGCCGAGGCCCAGCAGGCGGCGGCCTTTGCTCGAGAGAAGGAAGCCGAGCAGGCCCGAGCCCAGGAGGCCCGCAAGGTCACCCCGATGCGCCGGCCCGCCGCGTTTGGGGGCGCAACGCCTCCATCCGAGGTGCGTGCATCGGTACAAGAAGCAGCGCCGGGGACGCCCCCGCCCAACGGCGCCGCGGCGCCGGTATCCACGGCACCTCCAGGGCTGAATGCTGCGATCGATGCTTTGCTAGCGACCCGCGTCGACTAGCGACTTCAAGCGGGGCCCAAAGCCCCGCTTTTTTTCCCGAAGGGACTGCTGATGGATACCGCCACATTCTTGGCGTGCGTTGTTGCGCCCGGTAACTACTTCGCGGTCTGCTACAAGGGGCCGGGCAAGCCAATGGGGCAGCGGTTCTTCCCTAGAGCAAACACCCAGGAAGCGGCGGGGTTCATTCGATGGGCTGATGGTAAGGGGATGGATGTCTGGTTCTCGCCAGCGAGTTTTAAATTGGCGGAGGCTAAGGGGCATGACCCGATGGGTAATCCCACATACAAAGGTGAACGCACCCACCCCAACGTCGATAAGCTGCAATGTTTTTGGTACGACGCCGACATTAAACGCGATGGTGATGGTAAAGACCCATCGCGGTGTTTTATTAGTTTAAATGATGTTAAAAACTGGTTAATCGATCTGACCATCCCCCAACCTAACTTGGCGGTACGCAGCGGCTACGGCGTGCACCTCTACTGGGTTATCGATCACGCCTATACCCGCGTCGAGTGGCAAACCCGCGCCGACTGGGTAAAGGCGATGCTGATCGCGCACAAAGCTCCCGGCGACGTGCAGATCACCGGCGATGCATCGCGGATATTGCGCCCGCCGAATACCCGCAACCACAAGGTGGTCGACCAGCCGGCGCCGGTTACCGTCCTCTGGGACACGCTCAACCCAGCGGCAAACTATGGGACCGATTGACTGGGAGGAGTTCGACGCTGCCCTGGCGCCCTACGCGCACCTCGTCGAGCGACCTAGCACCAGTAGCGGCCTAGAGGGAGGCCCCGCCAGCGCGTTCGCTGGGCACGAGGGACTCAACGCCGCGGTGCAGGCCGGCATCAGCGGCCGACCGCACTACATGGCGCTGATCGCCGAGCGCTGCGAGCAGGTTAAAACCTCCCTGGCGTCGGGCGGAGTGACCGACAGCCGCGACCTCTGGTACCTGGGGCACGTCACCTTGTCGACGGGGTGCGTCGACGGCGATGCCTACGCGCACCGGCTGGGCCAGGGGCACGCCGCATATTCAAAAGAAGACACCGAGGCCGAGATCCAGCGAGCGCACGATGAGAGGGCCCGCAAGTCCTTGGGGCTCCCCACCTGCGCCAAATACAACGGCTACCGGCGCGACGTGTGCCCCGGCTGCCCGCACTGGGGTCACATCCGCTCGCCGCTCTCCCTCGGCATCGAGAATTTTGACATGCCGCTGGGCTACCGGCGCCACCAGGGGTGGTTGGAGAAAGGTGGCGAGGCGGGCTGGATGCCATTCGTGAAAAGCCTCGCTGTTGCACCGCGGCTAATCAAACTGCCGGAAGGACACCGCCTGTCCTTCACCCACAACCCAGGGCATTACGTCTATTTTGACGAGGTGGCAATACCCGGCGAGAAGCTGGCTCGGCAGTATTTTGCTCGACAACACATTACATTGCAAGACCACGAGGCGAAAGCGTTTGGAGGATTTCTAGTGGCTTGGATCAAGCACCTCGAAGAGATGATGCAGGTCCATGACGATGTTAAACCTTGTACCTGGACCAAGGCCGGCTTCGCTGTTGGGGACATTCTGTACCAGCCGGACGGCAGTACCCGGTCGATCGTCTGCTCCGACCCGATCATGGCGGCGGATTTTACTCCGCGGGGCAAGCGCGAGGTATGGACCCAGGCGGTCAACACCCTGATCCAGGACCGGCCGGATATCCAGATCGTCGTCGCCGCAGCCTTCGCAGCACCGCTGGTGCAGCTGGGTAGCTTTGGCGGCGGCCTCATTGCCTCGACCTATGGTGCGTCCGGCACCGCCAAGTCCACCGCTGCCGCCGCCGGGCAGTCGGTGTGGACGGGTTGGCACGGCAATCACATCAAGCTGCGCGACACCGTCAACGCCATCAGTGACCGGCTGGGCCGGTGGGGGAACATCCCGCAATACATCGACGAGATCAGGATCTACGACGACGAGAGCAGCCGGCGGGTGATCGAGATGTTGTTCTCGATATCGGAGGGGTCGGACAAGCTGCGGCTCGACCGCAACGCCAAGGCACGTACCGTCAATGCCTGGAACAGCCTCTGCATTATCACCACCAACGAAGTCATTATGGACGACGTGATTAGTTTGACCGGTGGCAAGACCGATGCCGGGGCGTTGCGGCTATTCTCGTTCCCGCTTGAGACCATGTACACGGGCGTGACCGATACGAGTTTGGTAAAGGCCTTTGAGGATAACCGGGGCAGTGCTGGCGCCGTGTATGCTGCGTGGCTGGCGCAGAATATGGATGTCGCACAGCACGACTACAATGCGTTTGCTAGAAAGTTAGTAGACATACTCCAGCCGCAGGCGGGGGAACGGTTCTATATCGGGTTTATTACTTGTATTCTGCTCGGCGCTATATATGCGTCGAACCTGGGGTTGGTTGAGTTCGATACCGCTGGTATGCGGGACGTATTGTTTACTAATTTTCATAACCTGCGTCAGGAACGTAAGGATGAAATAATCACAGCGCAGCGGGCCGACGAGGTGTTGGATAAATTCATATCATCGTTTCAGCAAGAAACCATCGTAACCGATACTATGAGCACAAAGCTAAATGTAAAACTTACACCAACAGCGGTACGGTTCCCACATCCCAACGCTAAACGAATAGAAATCCACATCGCGCTTGAGGACGAGGTGATGCGGATTAATCGGTATACATTTATCGAATGGTGCAAAAAACACCAAGTGAACTGGACTATGGTTAGAAAAGATATGGAGAAACAGTGGCGGGTCGATGCTAATAAACAAGCTGTTATCGGTAAGTCAAATCGTAGTAATCCACCTGGAGCATATTTTACACGTTGCATCGAGTTCGATATGAAGCATCCTCAGCTGACGCACATTCTCGATAACGTGCGGAAAGAAGAAGCACCGATATCAAACCTACCGTCGAGGAATAAATATGAGTGACGAAAAGCAGGGCTGGCGCGTCAGTGAGTGGCACCCCCAGGTGGGCATCTCCCGCTCGCTTACCTATGAACTAATCAAGGACCGCAGGATAAAAATAGTAAAGGTGGGCAGAGCAACGATCATCGTTACCCCGCCCAGTGAGTTTCTAGCTAGTCTACCAATCGTAGTGGAATAACTGTTGCGCCGAAGCTATAGTTTGCCCACGCCTCCATTAGCAGGCGGCGCTCTTCTAATAGATCGCTGCGTTGATAGGCTGCTTCAACCTTGCCGAGTGCATGTGCCAATGCCATCTCGGCCGCGGCATGCGAACGGTTGGTATCCGCCGCCCACTGGCGGAAGGTTGAGCGGAACCCATGCACGGTAATGTTGCGATTGATGGATTTTAGCAGCTCGTGCATGGTGCTGCGGTGCATTGCCAGGGTGGTATTTAAGCCAGGGAATACAAATTTACTGGGTAGGTATACATGGTATTTAAGTTGTTTAGTTAGAAGTGTCATCACCGCATCGCACAGTGGTACGCGATGTTCCCGACCACCTTTCATGCGAATGGCTGGGGTTACCCACACTCGATTGTCGAGGTCGAACTCGTCCCAGCATGCACCTACTGTCTGGCTGGTCCGGCCAGCGGTCAGGATGGTAAACTCAAGAGCGCGGGCACTCATAAACGGTTTGCTGCGGAGCACGGCCATAAAGGCCGGCAGTTCCTGCCAGGATAGAGCCTGGAAATGTCCGTCTGACCCTTTTTCGCGACGCACCGCCTCGGCCGCCTTAGTGGGCGAGGCCAGCAACATCTTGAGCTTACCGTTCCAGCGGGCCGGGTTATCCGGGGCTACGCGGTAACCCATCGCAATAGCCCAATCAAGGATCTGCTCGATGCGATTGCGTATTCGGCTCGCCGTCTCGGGTATCGTCATCCAGATCGGGTGCAACACCGCTAGCACGTCAGCCGTGGTGATGTCCTGCACTGATCGCTCACCCAAGAGAGGGTAGGCGTGACGGTTCAACGATGCCGGCCAGTCCCGTGCATGCGTAGCATTCTTCCAGGTCGAGCGACGCGTCGCGATGAACTGCTCGGCGGCGTGCCGGAAAATGATCGTGCGCGTCTTAACCTGCGTCGCTTTCTCCTCAAGGGGGTCGACACCGCTCTTGGCTTTTTTCTGAATGATGCGCGCCTGCTCGCGCGCTTCCGCCAAGCTATGAGGCCGGTCGACAGAACCCAGACCGATTGTCCGCCGCTTTTGGCGGGGGAGCGCGTAGCGCACCTCCCAGGCTCGCGCGCCGCTGTCTTTAACGATCAGGAACAGCCCGTTCCCGTCGCCGTAAACGCCAGTCTTATGGGTGATAACCTGCCGTGCCGTAAGGGGTGTTGCTCTGCGCGCCATCACGATCTCTCCGCCCAAAAACCGCCCCGCTCCTACCCCACCCAACAATCAGCAATTACTGGGTTGCGGTGGTCATCGCGGGATTTTGCCAGCTCGTATGCCTAACAATAATCTCTGGATCGCCCTGGGTCAAGGTGGACGTATGTGGACAAACTTCTCGCGGAAACCCTCAGGTTTTCCCGTTTTCTTCTCCGGTTCTGGACGCTAGTGGACGCTAGTGGCTATAGCCTCTATATCGTGCCGTTCCGCCACAACGCAGCCGTTATCAATGGCTTATAGGGTACCTTTTGAGGAGTCCCCCCTAAAAATCTAACAATTCGGCAGCGCGCGCAAAACAATCGCCATCCCCAGCGAAACGCCGGCCGGCATCATCCCGAAACGGGGGTGGGATAAAGAAGGCGCCGACGGCGAGCACCAGCACCACTAGGTTAAGAACGGTCCTCATAGGTTACCCTGCCGGGCGGTGTTCGCCGCCGCGATCAGGAGGCCAGCCAGCTCGCGCGCCTCGTCGATTGTGAGCCTGATGAGCCACCGTCGTTCCCAGGTCAGCCAGATATCTGGCGGGTGCCCCTCGACGCCGCGTGTGACCTCCACATCGAGCGTACTGTCGTCCATGTCGAGCTTCATCGTACCCATCCTCGGTGATATACTCCGCGGATGGTAGCAAAGATCGTACCCCTCGACGCCGGGGCATACCGGGACATCCCCCGCCAGCTCCGCGAACTAGCCAACGAAATCGAGCGGGGTGATCAGCCCGACCTGCAATTCATCGTTGCCGTGTTGGCGAGCGCTAACACCCAGTGCGAGGTTCGTGGCTGGGGGAATTACACGATATGGGAAGGGTTTGGTGCGCTAGCTCGCGCGCTCACACATCCTGGCTAAGTCTGTCGCCGCCAGGGAAACCCGGCTACCCTTCAAAAGCGAGGTATGTTCTGGAGTGCCGGCTTATCGGGCGCACGATGGTAATCGGCCAGGTGCAGATCGCCACACTCGGGGCATTCAAAAGCCTCATCTGCTTCCTCGCGCGGCGAATTGATGTCGCGGAGTAGCGACAGCGCATCGGCCGGCTTGTCCGATAACAGCTTGGCGATGATGTAGGCGACGTTCTTATCCATCGGTCCATCGACCTTCTGGATGCAGAACCCATTGGGGCCGCGCACTGACCAGCCCGAGCCGTCATGCTCGCGGGCGTAATAATAGGGGTCTAACTTTTCGCTCATGCCATACGCTCCTAAGGGTTTTCTTTTTCCTGGTCCCTATTATATTCATAGCACCCTTATAGGAGCTATTGGATATGAGCGATACCGATACCTTTGCCGAGTTCATGGAGCAGGAGCGCGCCCGCATCCACCAGGAACGGGAGGGCTTGCTCGTCGACAAGAACGCTATCGAGCAGCGTCTGACGCAACTCGACCGCGATATGCAGGCTGTCGACGCCTATGCCGCCGCCAAGACTGGGAGGGTACCGACGGCGAAGCGGGTACGAACCGCCAAGACCAATGGTGCGCGCCCTGGTAGCCGGCGGGCTGCAATCGTCGAGGCGGTAGGCGCGAACCCACAGGGGCTCGGCCGCGGCGAGCTACTCCAGATGCTCGATGTCAAGGGCAACAAGTCGGGCGAGATGGCGGTATCCAACGCCCTGACCGCGCTGATCAAGTCCAACGCGCTGACGCGCGTCGAAGGGAAGTACGTCCTTGCCTGATGAGCGATACACGATCGTACCGGACGGCAGGTCGATCACCTGCCGTACCTGCGGCCTGACCAGCTACAATCCGAACGACGTGGCCCAGCGGTACTGTGGCCGGTGCAACGTATTCCACCACGATCTCGTCAATCATCCCAGCCACTACTCGCACCCGTCAGGCATCGAGTGCATCGAGGTTGCGCGCCACATGAATTTTAATCTCGGCAACGCGCTGAAATATATCTGGCGCGCTGGGGCAAAAGGTGACGCGGTAACCGATTTACGCAAGGCGCGCTGGTACATCGACGACGAGATCGCGCGGTTGGAACGCAACCAAGGGGAGAATAAAAATGCCAGCGTGCCGGGAGTACCGTCAGTATCTACGTGAAGGTATCCGCCTCTGCCTCGGCCCCGAGCACGAGGCTTTGCTCATGGGTGAGAGGATAAGCTATCTGCGGATGCTGGATCTTGAGGCTCTGTTCGAGTTGATATTCGGGGTGAGCCCTCGCGACCGCGCTCCGGCTGGCTATCGGCCCCTTCATCATTGACCCGTAGCGGACCAAGTCGCATATTCACGAGCGGGAGCTACGATGCTTGACCATCGTGGTTTCTACCGGAGGGATAGGGAGCCGGCGTGAACCGGCTCCCCCTCCTACTACAGAGCTACCACGATCTTGACCCGCAAAGGCCCAAACCGTATAGTCAGCAGCAGGAGCTTACGACGGATTGTGCCCATCGTTCCCTCCTAGGTACCGGGTTTGCCAATCGGCCCGGCTCCCGACGCCGGCCCAGGACCACCCTAGGCCGGCGTCATCATTTTAGTGTATCGCGATAAACCAGGGTAAACTGATTATAACCAGCAATGCGCGGTAGCTGGGTGGCTAGCTTCCCAGACGCCTCGGGCGGTCACCTATCGAGGGGTGCATTGCCGGCCAGGGAGAGCGGTGCGACTCCGGGAAAGCATAGGGATCAAACGTCCGATGTGGCGCCCGGCTCCGGCAATCCGCTCTCCCGAAACGACTTCTCATCCTTCGTTCTCGTCGGCATAGTAAAAATTCTGCTCATCGCATTGCTCGCGCAGCAAGATGAAGCAGCGCCGGATCGAGGCCTCCGAGGTGCCGAAACTCTCGGCTGTCGCCTCGCACCGGGTGCAGGTCACGATCACCCCGTCGATCGGGCGACCGTTATCGTTTTCCAGCTCGGCTTCCTCGACGGTAAATTAGGCCCTGTGTTTAGTGGAGAAAACCCTTGGCGCTCGACCTTGAAACCCTGATCCGTGACCCGGTGTGGGCGGCTTACATCGCCCGCGTGCGGCAGCTCGGCCTCGCCTTCCACCCCGACACGAGGGGGAACGACTATGTCGCCGAGGGCGGCGGGCCGGCCTTCACACCGACCGAGGCCGCCGAGTACGAGCGGGACGTCGAAGCTGCTTTCGCCCGTGACGACGAGGACCCCTACGAGGTTGCCATCGCGGTCTGGCAAAAATTATTCTGATCGCGCTCGTCCTGTGCGAGGAGAGCAGCGTTCAGCCGCGCTACATCGGCTGCATATAGTGTAATCGACCGTTCTGCTGCGGCAATCTGTTCTTGTAGCCTAATGTAACGTACAAATGCAGCAACTGCATCGCGTGCTCGTCGGGCACATCAACGTCGTCATTTTTCCAATAGTTTCTTAATCGCATCGCAGGTTTCCAGCACGGCGATTAGTTTTCCGTCGTCCATCCAGAGGACGCAGCGCGCTGCCGGAGAGAGCAACTTATTTTTTGCGTCCGCCGGCGGCGCCTTTGCGTGTATGCTGGCGATGTGGGCCGGGATAACCGCAACCTCACCACCGTCCGCCCGGTGTAACAGGATCATCGACAACGCGGCAGCTAGTGCATTCATCTTCTTCTACCTGCCTCACCCCGATCGCCCGCAACCGCTCTGCTGAGCGAAGCACCTGCTTTGCTGCCTCGATCTCGGCTGCACGCTCGGGCGGCCAGTCAATCTTTTTCAAGTGTCCTAAGTTATGCAGCCTCATCGAAACCCGCTGCCTCGTGGCATCTTGAAAAAGTTGGCTGGGTCCAGCTCAAACTCCAGCATGCGCCGGGTCATGTCGGCGCTGTATTGTTCTTCCTCGGTGCCGGCCGGCGGCTGCTCCGGCGGCAAGGTCGAGGGGATGCGCGACGGTCCATAGAGCGCAGACCAACGACCACGGGTGATCATCGGATCGGCGCGCCGAAAACACCCCAACCTAAAAGACCGATCAGGATAAAAAAGATCAGGCTGAAAGGCCCGTATGGCTGCAATATCGTTTGATTACGCCAGTACCAGCCGCCGCTGAAGACGATACTAATAACGAAGAAAATCCAGAACCAGATAGCTGCACTCATCGCTCACCTACCAGCCAGAATACACCATTGGTCATGTCGCGCCAGCGACTACCGTTTTTTGCAAACAACATCCTATCCTCGGCGGTGGTCCACACCAGCGTCCCCAGCGGGTTCATACAAGGTTGCGTTTCTATATGCTGACGGGCAGCGTTGAACCGGTTCTGGGGGAGAGGGTTGGTGGTGTGTACTGTCGCCTGCGCCAGACCGGTTGGGTTCATGGTGTGCCTCCGTCCTGCTCGACAACGATCACCTCGGCGGCGTCGAATTGCCGCTGTAACGCGGAGTAAACCGCACGTTCTTTTGCCTGCTGTGCATCCGCGGCCTCGGTAACAACTCTTTCGCTGATCGCCGGAGCCCTGATCGTCACGGTGTAAATCGGCATAGCGGCTCCTAATAGTTAGCAAACGCCCCTTGTTGTCTAACCGCACCCCGTGCTGCCTTCGACACGGTCAGCCCATACAATGTCGGGTCGCGCACTTTCTCGATCTCACGCTTACGCTCGGCCGCCACATCTTTAAATTCGATCTTGGCGAAGGGGTACCGAGCGTTGTGTTCTTGGATCATCTGGTTCGCGGCGCGTCGCTCACTCGCTGAACCAGCGGTCAACACCCGTGCCGCCTCCACCGTCGCCGCGTGGCGGCTGTCCTTAACCGCGTCGGTGAATTGTTTCTCCGAGCTGTAGCCCTCCTGCCGTTCGCCCTGACGAGCGGAGCGGAAGCCGATGGACTGGTAGAACGTATCGAGCGCAGAGATTTGTTCCGGGGTCTGCGTCTGCTGTCCACGGCGGGTCACCGTGCCCTCAGTTTCACCTCGGTAGGCTTTGATTGGGTCGCGGATGATTTTTGGGAACAGGTCGATCGCTGCCTGCCCAAAATTGCCGGCGCCGAAATTCGGTATCGAGCTGAGAACTTCCGAGCCGGCTTGTACCGCGGGAACCCCGGCGACAGCATTCACCGCAGCCATCGTTATGTCTTTGGGGTTTTTGTAGTCGCCCTGAAACTCCGGTATCCCCAGCATGTTGGCCGCGCCCATGCGCTGGCTGACATCGGCACCGTAGCCCAGACCGCGCGACAGACCGTGGGAGAACAACTCGCCGCCGGTAGGACCGAGGATGCTCGCCGCAGCGCGGCGGAAGTCGAGGGCGTGGTTGGTCGGCTTGTTGCCGGCCAGGAAATCGTAGGCACCCCACAGGTACCGCAGCGGATCAGTGAGCCACGTCAGCGCCCCATACATCACCGTCTGCATGCCGATGGTGAAGGCCAGCGCGTAGCGTGCCTCGGTCTTTGTTGCCGCGTCCGCGCCCTTGAAAGCGTTGCGGATGTCGAGGGCCATCTGGCTGTAGGCCCACATCCCGTGCTGACGGAACTGGGTGATCGGGATCCCCCAGGCGCCGAACCCACCCTGGCTGGTGGCGAAGCGCGGCTTGTTCGACAGGTTGAAGTTGGGCGCCGACTTCCGCAGAATTTCCTCGGCGTAGTTGATCGCCGCTGCACGGTTCGCAGGACCGTGCCGCTGCATGTACACATCGTAGGCCGCGAGTGCTGTGACGGCGCGGTTGGCGTCCTCCATCTTGTTGTGGAGGATCGACACCATATCCGCGGCCATGTCGGCAATGCGGCGGGTTCGCCCACCGCCGCCCTTCGCCATGTTCTGGAGGTCCCTGTAGCTGCTATAGCCAATCAGGTTGTTGTCCTGAAGCCGCTGGAACAGCGCGGTCATCCCCGCGGCGTCGTTGCGCCGGCTACCGGCGATCAGGTGGTCCCTGATTTGCTGTCCACTGTTCCACTCGCCGGGATCGAGGCGGCGCAACGCCGCTGCTCCGGTGCCGGCAACCCCGCGAGCAAACTGCCGCGGCATGATCTCCGCGCTAGCGCGAGCCATCGCCGTCGTAGCGCGGCCCAGCCCGAAGGTCGCACCGATGCGGGGGATCCCCTGCATGTACGTCTCGATGCCGTTCATGATGGTCTGCGCCGGCGAGGCGAGGAATTTGAAGTAGGTCAGCATCGTCGCGTTGTGGGCACCGCGCAGGAGGATGTTGTTTGAGTCCTCGCTCACCGGCCGGCGGCGGCGGAACTCCTCCATGACTTGCTGCGCTCTCTGCACGTCGGCGCTGGTAGGGTTCCCGCCGTTGACCTTCACGGTGTTGGCACCGCGCCCCATCTCGCCGACGTGGCGCCGCATGGCGGCCAGCGCAGCGTCATATTGCGGGCCATACTCCAGGTGCCCCATGGCGTTTTTCAGCGCCAGGAAGGACTGCGACATCGCCTCCTTCAGTTTTGCCGGGTCGGCGCCGTGCACCCCCAGGCGTTTGCGCATGGTGCCGGCGAAGCGGCTCTGATCGAGCATGACCTTAGTCAGAAGATCGCGCGCAGCGGTGGCTTGCTCCGAGGTGAAATTGGGGTTGCGGCGCAGCTTGTCGTCGAACCGGTCGACCATCGCCAACCGCGGGATATCGCTCGGCTCCATATGCTCGCGCGATAGCACCAGGGATGGCTCGGCACCCTCGGTGATCAGTTGCTGCCGCGCCGCCTCCGCTTCCCGCATCGTATAGCGGGAGAGCATCCCCTTCTCGCTTGTCGTCGGGTCGGTGTAGGTCACCACCCAGTCGCCCGAGCGGTGTAAGGGCACGTAGTTGTTGATCCAGCCGCGCTTCCACTCCGTCGCCATCGCGCGAACAAACTCGCGGTTGCCCTCCCACTGATCACCAAATGCGCGTGCGACGGGGTTGGTGTCGGTGTTGGCGAGGATCTCGTTGACTCCCTCCATCGTCCGCATCTGCCGCACCATCGTCTCGACCTGGGCGTCGCTCACCCCTTCGAGGTAGGCCTTACCGATGCCGCGCATGGCGGCGTCGCCGCGGTCGACGCGCTGCTGACGGGTCAGGTTGAAGGTGTCGGTCACTGCCTGTCGCTGCGCCGGCGACAGCTTGTTGTAGTCCGCCACAACTGCCTTGAACTCGTCGGGCGTTGCCCGGCTGTGGCTGTTCAGCGGGTGGTCCGGCGGGTGGGCCGGGTTCATGTCGACGCGCGACGCCTTGGTCAGAACGTGGCTGACCTCGGCGTCGAGGTTCTTTATCACCGCGCCCACTCTGGCTTGGTTTGCGTCGCCATACGCACGCGACACCCGCTCCACCCCCTCGCGAGCGCGGTTCAGCACGTCGAGGTGGTTCTCTCCCCCCTCCGACGGCTGGAACAGGTGCCGGTTGAAACCGATCAGCTGCTCGGTGGGCAGAGCCTGCCGAAGCCCCCGGCGGAACCCGGAGGTGGTGTTGCCGAGGCGCCCCTGCGGGTCGCGCATCTCGTTGACCTTGTCGCGCACGTCGCTGAAGCTCGGCAGCTCGTGTTCCGAGCGGGCTACCAGCGGCTCTGGCTCCCAGCCGCGCCGGTAAACCATGCTGCTGGCTGAGGCAGGCCGGGCTTCGCGGTTAAACCGGGCGCCGGCCGCGGCAATATCGTCGAGCGGGCGCATGACGTGATCCATGAGGCTGGTCACGTTCTGCGGCAGGTGCAGCGCTTGCCGGACGAAGCGGACGAAGCTCTGCCAGAGCGACTTGGCCGGACCCACGGGGTAGCCCAGCTGCGCCATGCGGGCGCGGTACTCGGGCCCCGGCACGATACCCCGCATCAAATCGTGCATCTCCGGGTTGGTGCGGAGCATCGAGTGGAGCTCGTGCGGGTTACTCAGCGCATAAGCAACCCGCTCGTCGCCGCCCATACCGTGCATCTCGGCGCCGCGGGCAAACTCGTCGCGGATCGTGCTCAGCACCTGCATCTCGCGTGAGCCGGGCTGGAGGTTGTCGATGAAACGCTGCGTCACCCCGTGCGTCGCCTCGTGGAGCAGCACCTCGGCCGACTTCTCACGCACCTCGACGTGCTCGGAGCGCCGCCCAGTCGCAAGGTTTTCGTCCGACACATACGCGCCGCGGCGAACCGTCTCCGACGGGCGCAGCTCAAGATCCGGCGCCAGCCGCAGCATCGAGCGTGCATAGGCCGCGACGTGCGGCAGGCGCTTATTGATAAAGGGGTTGTTGGCGATGGCGCGCAGCCCGTCATGCAAGCTGCCACCAGCATCGATCGCCTCGCGCACCGGGGTGTTGACCCGGTCGTCTTGCATCACCCGCGATAGCGGGCTTGTCGAGGCGGTGGGTTGGTCGCGCTGCGCGCGCGACGCGTCAAGCGGACGCTCCTCGCCCCGCAAGGGCGGCTCCGCCTCGGGAGTACCTTCGACGCGCGCGGCCCGCTGCTCAGCGGCACGCTCCCGCGCCGCCCTGGCGTCAGGCGGAGCGCGGGCTTGCGGTAGTTCTAGGGTAGACCGCCCGTCAGGTCCGGTTCTTCCTCCGGCTCCTGGGCGAGAGGCGGCGAGGCGGGCTTCTGGGTCTGCCCAGGCGTCGAGGAGCTTCCCGAACGCTGCATGCCGATCATGAAGCCACGACTGAAAAGCGGGTGATCCGCCGGCAGCGTCGGCAAGGACTTCTCCCGTTCGATCAGACTTCCAGTTGTGGACCGGGCCATATTCACCCTCCGAACCAAATTTCGATACCGTGCTTATACCAAGATCGGTACGTGCCGCAATCCGTTCAACCGCGTCATGAAAGCGCACATCGTCGACGAATGGTAACCCGTCATCCCCTCGAAAGTTTATAACGACCGCTTCACGGTCGCCGACTTTAGTAAACCCAGCATCGGAGCCTAGTTCTTGGTTAATAGCAGCAAGCAGGCGGCTCTGCGCTGCCTCATCGAACGGCTGCTCAAATTCCAGATGACGACCGCGGGCTAAATCGCCGCCCGCAACAGTGCGGCCCGCCTCGCGATCCGCGTAAGCTTGCGCGTCTGCCTGCTCGTCGAATTTGCGGATAACCTTACCAGCGGCGTTGCGTACCGAGTAGTCACCCTCAAAATCATACGCGCGGTCAGCTCGGAAAAATGGAACCGCATCTTGCCGGTAAATAAACTGAGTAGCGCGGGCATACATCTTCGCTTTTGTTCGATCGAAGAACCCGGCTGGCTTCTCAGGCACCAAGGTCGTAACGACGTTAGGACTAACCTTCCCCTCAAAACTCCCAGCGCCATAGGTGTCGTAGCCGAGGTTCACCCCAATCCGCCGCGCCAGTTCGTTGTTACCGTCCTCGTCGAGGATCAGCGCATGCGCTTCGCGGGTGAACTGCTCCTGCGCTGCCCGGCTGGCGTTGTTGATGGGGTGATCCAGGTCCTTCGACGGGATCGCCGCGACGGTGACGTGCTGCGACATGCGGTCGATGGCAGATCCAAAGTCGCCGCGCGCGGTGTCGATGACGGCTGCCACATCGGCCGGGTCGGCGGCCAGCGCGTGCTTGCGCCAGATCGCCATATGCCCCTGGCGGGCGGGGCCGTTCTTGTCCGGCGCCTTTGGCTTGAGGACGCCGTTTTTGTCCGGCTCCATCGTGGCAAACTTAGCGGCGAGGCTCTCCTTCCAGGTCGCCTCTTTGACCGCGGGCAGCTCAAACCTAGCTTTGATCGCACTCCACAGCGCCGCCTGGACTTGGTGCGGCAGCCAGCGCTGCTCGCCCACCGGCACGCCGGCATTAAGCTCGCCGGCGAGACGCTGTATCTCGAGCTGGGAAAATCCGTATTTGTCGGTGATGCCACCCCTAGCCCCGGTGCCGCCGGGACCGCCGGCAGCATCGACCCGGTGACCCATAGCGCGCAGCACCCACAGGTCAACCGTCGCACCCTTGATCGCCGACACCACATCGGCCGGCAGGTTGAGCCGGTTGTTGCCGGGTTCCAACACCTCGGGGTGAGCGGTAATCAGCTCATGCATCAGGTTGAGGTAGAAATTATTGGTCTTGCGCCCGCCCCAGTCCTGGCCGCTGTCGAGCCAGCGCTGGGCTCTGGCATTCTGCGACTCGGTGCCGACATGGATTGGTTCGCCGCGGTGCCACTGCTCGTAGGCGTCGATGGCAAACTTCATATTGGTGGGCACCGGGCGCTGCGGCGAGTAGATCGCGACGAGCCCGGTTAACCGGTCGGCTTCACGCAGATCACCACGAGTAACCTGCATGATTTTCTTCATGCTGTCTTCGTACCAGTACCGGCCTTTCTCGCCTTCTTTGACGAGCTGTTTCATTAACTTCTGCAATTGTCGGTAATGCCGGGGCGTCTGCACCCATTCAGGCGCGCCCTTGTATCTACCGTCAGCCGTCCGCTCCGGCTTTAGCGCCCGCCACCGTCGGTCCTCACGCTCACCCTGCGGGTGCCCCTTGGTTTCGTCCGGCCCCGCCTCCATGACGGTGCGAACAATGTTCTGGTCTTGCTCAGGCGCGGGTCGTTCTCCTGAAACTTTTTCGCCTTTTCTTTCACCAGAAACCCGGTCGATCGCCTCGGCTTCCTGCCGCACCAGTCGGTCATACGCGGCAGCGCGCTGCACTTTATTAACGAATTGGTTGACTTCCTTCTTAGAAAGCCCAAGTTTTTCGAGTGCTTCGCCTAGCGCCTTGTGGCTCATGCCCTCGGACGGGCGAGCGGTCGGCGCCGGTTCCCGCGCTTCAGCCCCGCGAGGAGCCGGTGCCGACTCCCGAGCCCTGATCTCTTCTATTTGGTCGAGCGCTGCGGCACGGGCGGTGCGGCTGACCAGCCGCTCTCGTGCCCTCTGCGATACACCTAGATCTGCCAGACGCTGACCCAGTTCCTCGTGGCTCAACCCCTCGCTGGGGCGCCGCTCGACGCGTCCTGGTGGCTGGGTGGTAAACCCTTCGCCTCGCACCGCTTGCTCGATACGACGAGGGGCTGCGGCTCGCTGTTGTCCTTCAGGCAGCGGCGTGCCGCCGGGGCTCTCCCCTGGACCTTGCTGACGCCGCGGTACCCGCCGCACCGGCTCGGCCGGCAGTGGTGCACCACCCGGCCCCGCCGGGGTTGGTGCGGGTCGCGGGGGAGCTGGTGCCGGCGTCGGCTCCTCTCGTAGCGGTGCACCGCCGGGCCCGACACGGGCCGGTGCTGCCGATCGTGTGGCCGCGGCAGGGGCTGTCTCGGCAGGTAGCGGCATGCCACCCGGCCCAGCCCCCGCGGGGGCCTGCGGGCGTGGTGCCGCCGCAGCCGTTGCTTCTGGGGTACGAGCGCGAGCAAACTCGACGGCTTGCTGCGGCGTGTCCCCTACCGCGATGACGTTACCGGCAGCATTTTTTACGACATGCCCTGGGCCGGTATGATCCGGCTCCACTGTCCAGCCCTCGGGAGTACGAGCCCCAGGCGGTGCACTGACAGGGCCGCGCGCCGAGGCTGGCGCAGTAGGTTGTTCAACGGCGCCGACAGGGCGTAGCGCCGCCTCACCCGGTGCAAAAGCTCGGGGCTGGCTCGGTGTCGGCTCGGCGACGCGCGGCAACCCCAGCTGTTCAGCCGGGCGGGCCTGTGGCGAACCTAGAGGTAGCGCCGGTTCTGTCCCCCCAGGTCGCGCAACCGGCGCCTCAGCGGGACGCGCTAGCGGCAGTTGCGTCGGCCCCTCCGGGGCTCCGCGCACCGCCCCTGGCGGCGGCTGGTAGGCCGGGTAATTCTCACGCGGGAAATAGGTGTCGGCCGGCTGGTCGTAGCGCGGCGGCGCCGGCCCGAAGAAACTCTCGTCGGCGCCGATCGCCACCTGGGGGCCGCGGCGCGGCAACGCCAGCGCCGGCTCGGGTGCCATCGCGGCACCGCCGATACCGGCCCCACCGGCAGCCCGCGCTGGCGGCCCCTGGGTGAGCGGGTCAGCGGGTCTGATCCGCGCCGGATCAGCCGGCAACGGGGTACCGCCGGGACCGACGGAAGGTGCCGGCGGGCGCTCAGCGGGGTTGGTCAGTAATAGTGGCGGCTGCGAAAGGTCAACCCGTCCCCCAGGTGGGCGGCCGATACCCGACGCGTTGAGCGCTGCGGTGTGCTCGGGCGGTACCCCCGCCGGGGTGACATTGTCGACGCGCGCCGAGGGGGGTAGCTCGAGAGGTGGCGGCTCCGCCGGGCGGCCTCCGCGCAGCGCCCCCGCGCCGGCACCAAAGGCGGTGCCCATGCCGGCGCCTACCGCCGTCTCGGCGGCAACCTGCCCCCAGTTGATCGCCGGCTGGGCGCCGGCAGCGACGTTCGATTGTTGCTGCGTATAAGAACTGTAGCCAGTCCCGATCGCGCCGGCGCCGCCCGCCTCCGCTGCGCCCACCGCGACGTTGCCGAGACGGGTTGCTTGCTGACCCATGGCGCCACGCAGACCCGGTGTCACTGCGGCGAGCCCGGTCGACGCGATCAGATTGGCGCCGAATTGCTGCAGCGTCGGGAATTGCTGCTTCATCTGCTCCCGCGCCGCGGCATCATCCATGCCTTGGTTGCGGAAGCCCTGGTACATCGCCGAGTTGGCTTTTTCCTCCGGCGTCATATTGTCGATGGTGTGGGCGTAGTCCTCGTAGCGGGCACCGGCACCCGCCGTACCGCCCTGCACCCCTGCCCCGGCTATGCCGGCAACCTCGCCCGCCCGTGCCACGCCGGTGGCACCAACCCCAACAGCCCGCGCCGCGGTACGCACTGCGAACTTCGTCGCAGCGCCAGCACCCAGACCACCGGCAAGCGCGGTTACGCCGCTGACGAGGTACGACTCAAGCACCGCGCCGGGGTTGCTACCGGCGACTTCAAAGAGTTTTTTGGGGTCAAACACCGATACTCCAGCCGCTGCCTGCCGGTCTGGAGACAACGATGCCGTAAGCTGCTCGTTGAACTTCTGCCACTGCTCGTTGACGTGGTCGAGGTACTCGGTGGAAGCGCCAAGTTGTTTCAGGCCAACCGCGGCGAGGCTCGCCATCTGATGGCCCATCGTCGAGAAATCGAGGCCGACGACGGTCGCGAGCCCACCGCTCGGCTTTGGTTTGGCGTCCTCGGCAATACCAAGTACCGGCGCATCCGGCACCGGGGTGCCAAACCGGTCGTAGTTATCCTGATCGACACGCTGTTGGCGGGTTACCCGCGGCGCCGCCGCCGGCATGGGTGATAGGAGACGTTGCTGCGGCGCAGCTTGCGGCTGCGCTGGAGCGGTAGGGCCGCCAACGACCTCTTGCTGAGCATAGTATGGATCTTGCGGTCGCTGCGGTTCCTGCGGCTGCGCTTCCTGCGGTGCCGGTTGGTATTGCGCTTGTTGTGGCTGCGGGGTGGGTTGGTACGACGTAGGAATAGCCTGCGTCGCAGGAGCTTGCTGCTCCTCCGGCACGGTGAGCAACCCCGCCCGCGCCGCCTCTTCCTGATCGTAGGTAGCCTGCTCGCGCTGATCAGCAACGTCTTCATCGTCGTAGGGGTCAGCCATCAATGCATCGCCAATCGTGCGCCGGTTTGCGGATTAATCAGCTCCATGTGGTTCCGCTCTTTTGGATCATGCGCCAGCGGGAACCCCAGACCATAACGTCGACCATTTTTGGTAACCCAGTCGAGGACGACAGGGTCCTCCTTCAAATCCATCGCGATGCCAGACCCCGGCGGCCCCGTGCCGGCACCGTGGCGGGAGTTAGGCGCGCTAGGATTAACCTGCATCTGTCGAGCGGTGTCACGATAACCAGAGATAATCCTAAACCGGCGCTCCACTTCCGGTGGCATATCCTTCACCATGTTCTGGACTGCCTGCGTCATCGCCGGTGCGACGCCGGTAATACTTGACGCGCCCCCCGGCACCGCATTGCCTATAGTGTAAGGCGCCAGCGGATGAGCCCCACCAGTACCCAGTGCCGCGCCCTGTTGCGCTGGCCTTTGTTGCGTCGGTGCTTGCTGCGACTGTTGATATTGCTGCTGCATCAGCGCCCGTGCCGGGTGCTGGGTATTGGTGAAGGCTTCTCCGGCGTGGGTATTAATGTAGTAGCTACCCGGTACCGGCTGTTTGGTTTTCGGATCAACCACAACGTAGCCGTTCTGCGACGGGTCTTTTGGGTTCATAGTTGGCACTATACCGTAGGTACCCTTGATGACACCGTCGGCGATGAGTTTGATCTGCGAGTCCGCGATACTCATATTGGGCGCGGTCGTTTTCAACCCACGCGCCAGTGCATCCCGTCGCGCCACATAGGCCTGCTGATCTTCCGGCGTTTTATACTCCGGCGGTATCGGCCAGCCTGACTGCATCGGATCGCTGTTTGCCCACTGGTCTACCTGCTTCGCCGTCTCGGCGTCCTTGGCCCCCTTAAGCTCGGAGTACTTTGCGTCCAGCTCCGCCTGCTTACGCATGTTGGCGTAGAGCTGGTTGCGCTCCGCTTGGTTGATCGTCGCCGCTGCGCGTTCGCTGCGCCCCGCTTCCTTCATCCCCTCGATCGCCGGCCGAACTTCCTGGTACCCAGCCTGGGCGTTGTGCAGACGGATCTCAGCGGCGGCTTTTTGCTGGTCGGTGAGGAATTTGGCGAAGGTCACCGGGTTACCGGTGACCTTTAACTGACTGTTGATATCCTGCGCGGTGATCTTAAATGGCTGGCCCAACGGTTTCCCGGTCGCCTCGTCGAGGCGCACACCAAACACCTCGGTGCCATTGGTCATAAACCGGCCGGCGGTGCCGTCGGGGAAGAACGCATGCGCTTTTGCCAACTGCTGCGCTGCGGTTGTGCCGTCACCGCGCTGCAACGAAGCCATCGCTCCCATGAGGTGCATGTTTGACCCCATAAAAGCCTGCCGCATGACAAAATCCTGTGCCTTCTCGGCGCCATCGGTATCGCCCTTGGCGAGGAAATTCTGCACCATCAGATCTTGTACGTGTTGCCACGCATCACTCATCGACTGGCCGCTGGGCGCCGCGTCGGCTACGTATTTCATAGCAGCATCAGGGCTAATTTTGGCTGCTCTAACAAACCCATTTGCAGTCGCAGTGCCACCGACGCCACTGCCAAAATCGAGCTTGGAATAGTCCTCGTTTTTGTTGTTGGGGTCGAAATAGCGAGCGGCGTAGCGCATCGCGTTCTCGCGTCCCCGCGACTCCATAAAACCAGGACCCCCGTTGTAGGCAGCCACCGACGCGTAGCTACCGGCGCCGAATTTGCTGTCCAGCTCACGGGTATAAAGCGCTGCCAATTTTGCCGCGACGGGAAGGTTCTCGTCTTTAGTGAGATCGTAATGTTGCCCGCCGAAATACTTATCTTCTAGCGCCTTCTGGGTGCTCGGCAGAATTTGAAAGATACTCGTTTCGCCGTCTTTACCAACCTTCTGGTTGTTGAACGAAAAACCGGTTTCAACCCCAGCCGTGTGCATGAGCTGGCGCGGATCGACGCCAACACTCTCTGCGGTGCTCTTGATCAGGTTAAACAACTCGGGGTGTTGATTGCCGAGGATGTTATACGAATGGATCGGGATCTCGCCCTTATACTGCGCTGCCGAAGGGGGTGGGCCTGTTTGTACTGCACCGCCGCTAGTCGCAGCGAGCGGCTGTTCCTGCGCCGGCTGTTGCTTTGGTGGTGCTGCCGCGGTCTTCGCCGGCTCAGGGCTCGTGGTGACAGCGGTGCCGCCAGGGCCGGGAGTAACCGGGATCGCTTCTTTAGGCGGAGTAAGGGTTGCTCGATCCGCTGGAGTGACTGGTCCCGCGTCTCCCTGTACCTGTGCGTATCCGCTAGTTTCCTGACGCGGCGGTACCCGCAGCGTCTTGTCTTCGTTCGCGGCAGCCCGCGCGTCCATCGCGGTGTTCCAGGCGCCGATATTCGGGTAGTACGTATCCTCCACATACCCGCCAGCCGTCTTAGTCGGCACCGCTTGCTCCGCCGGCGCAGCGGCGGGCGCCGGGGCTACGGAAACTGCCCGGTCACCCCCCGCGGCTGAGTCGTCGACGGGGGGCGGGAAATTGACGACAGCAGGAGGAGTACCGCCGCCCGACAGCGGCAGGGCGCTTTCCTGCGGTGGTGATACCGCCGGCCGCCCCGCCTGCCCCTGCACCGCCTCGGGCGGCGGTGGCGGGGACTGGTCGGCGTCGCGGACGTAGGGAGGGAGATCTGACATCAGTATGGCACCAGATTGCCGTTGCGGTCGTAGCGCACAGGCCGGTCGTTGCTGCCGGGCTGCGACTCAAACGGCCCCAGTGAAGACGTGGGAGGGGGCAGCGCTGACGTTGTTGGCGCCGGCTGATCCTGAATGATCACGCCAGAGTGCCCGCCGACTACCCCCGGCATCGTCGTCGAGCCTGGAGGAAGATAGGTCGGAAGCCCTTGGTTCCGAGGCGGCGGCGGTGCTGCCGGTGGAGGCATCGGCCCCCATGTCGACGCGGGTACCGCGGGGGTACGCGCTCGACCACCGCCAGTGCCCGCTGCCGGTCCTGGGGTTGGGATCAGAGGGGTTGGGATCAGAGGGGTTGGGATCAGACCGCGCGCCCACGACCATGCACTGCTGAGCTGATTACTAATAGGTTGTGCGGGTGCCCCTTGTCGCGTGGTCGGGCCAGAATACGCTGGAGCCGCCGGGTACTCGGTCGCCATCTCCTCCGGTGGCGGAAGCGGTGGCGGGATCGCCGCGGTAGCAACCACTGGTCCAGTAGCCGGTGGTACCGCAGCCGCTGCCGCGGGTTTCGTCGCTAGCGGATAATAATCCGGCACCTTGCTAATATCGATTTGGGATTGCCACGGCGCTACCAACGCCACCGGCTTCGCCGCAGTCTTAGGAACCGCGTTACCGTCCTTGTCTAAAGTGGGCGGTGTCGTCGCGTCGGGGTGAGCCGTTGGGTCGTCCCACCCTGTCTCCGTGAGATTAGTCTGCCCTGCACTTAACCCCGCCGGACCTGAAGTATCCGGGTCGTTTACGCTCGGCGCCTTTGCCGCGACCGACGGCAACGCAGCCTTAGCCTTAGCGTCCTCCTGGGCCTTCTTTGTCGCAGACCGAATGTCTTCTTCCCGTGAGTATGCTTGGATATCTTTACCGAGCTTCCACCCACTATCCAGCCCTTCACTCAAACCCGCGGCAAATGATCCAACCATAAACGACATGGTTCACCTCACTGCCGCAGCGAGTGCCAGGGGGTACCGCACAAAGTCGAAGCCGCCGATGGAAGCTACTGCTTCCGGCGCTATCGCGCGTACCTCATCGGCCATAAACCCGTAGCGAGGTTCTGCGCCCAGAACGTCCCATACGTAATTATACGCATACACCATTAACCGGCCAAAATATCCCCGCGGTTCGATGTTGCGTTTTACCCGACGATCAGACAGTGCAAACGGCAGCGCCGTACCAATCAGCTTACCGGCAAGGTTGCCGATACCGGCCGATTGCTGCGCTGATACATCCGCGTTCAACTTCGCTCCCGCTAGCTCGTTGTTGTACCCATAGTTCATCGCGTTTGCTGCATTACCATACGCAGCGTTACCGCCGCTAAAATACGACGTGGGACTGCCCATCGCACCGGCGCCGGTGGCGAAGTGGGTGTCGCCGGCCTTGGTTCCAGCCTGTCCGGCTGCGGTTGATGTCTGGTAGAACTGCGCGGTCTGCGGCCCAAACCCGCGGCCGGTGGCGATGGCTGAGCCCTCAAGTGCCAGTTCCTGCTGCGCCACCTCGTTGCGTGCCCCTGTCCCTGCCGCGGCCTCCCCCGCCGCCTTGCTGATGCGATAGCCCGCATCGAGCGCGCCATAGCGCGTCGTACTCGGGTCGATGCCGTAACTTTGAAGGTTGGTCAGCGCGGCCTGCCGCTGGGCGTCGACCGTCGAGCTGACATCCGCCCGCGCCATCGCCGATTGCTGCGCGGCTCGCGCCGGACTGTTCCAGTCAAGCGCTTGGTTGACAAAGCGTTGTTCGACAGGAGCATAAGTTTCTAAGTACATACCCTCCTGTTGCTTCGCAATATTCGCCGCTTCCTGACTAGAACGAGTCTGAAGATCGAGGTAATTCGTAATATAGGGGTCGTAGCGGGCAGATTGATCTTTCGCCCAGTCGAGCTGTTCTTGTCCGAGATCAAATTGCAGCTGGGCCGCGTGAGCGTCTGCTTGTACGATCGGTGTATAATCTGGCGCCTTTGGGGCTGGACTACTCTTGCTACCCACGGCGGGTACTCCCTAACGGGTGTCGGAGGATACTACAGTTCTACTAGGAACCACCCACCCTTTCGGGACGTGATTGAGCCAGCGACAGAACTCCGGCTTCATGTAGAGAATAAAAGCGTGAACCCCCTCGCCGTACATGTCACGAACCAGTGTCTCAACCCGCCATCCCCCCCGCAAATCGAGGGAAAGCGCGGGGTAGTTGTCCGAGCGGACCATTCCCAGCAGCTTTTTCACCCCGAGCTGGTTAAACGCGTAGTCGAAGAGCATCCACAACAGATCCGGCGTCGCCCACCCCGGTCGTTCCCCTGCCATGTGCACGCAGGCGCAGACACCCGTGAAACCATCGAGAACGAAGCCGCCCTGGATCTCACCGTCATGATGGGTCGACAATGAATGCCCATAGCCGGGCACAAAGTGCCCGTCGGCCCGCTGCATGATCCACGCCCCCGCGCCGGGAGCATTAATTTTTATTTCCAACGCCCCTATACCCCTAGAACCAACCAGAACACGGCACCAGTGTAGGGCGCACCTGTAGTAACATCCATACCTGCATTGGTCAGATTGGCATAGTTAAAGGAAAAATCAACGCCGGCAGCAGAACCTCCTGTTATTTGGACATTAAGAACAGAACTTAATGTTATTGGGAATACAACTGGATCAGAAGTTCCACCAGTAAAAGCGGAATAACCGTACTGTATAGTTAAACCATTCGCTAAAACTAACCATCCGGGTTCAGCGTTTGAAAAGTTAGGGAAGACGAGGTCAGCCAACTCGTCCTTGGTTACGAGGCCGCTCGTCACCGTACCCGTAGCACTGTTACCGGTGATGGGCGTCAGCAGCCCCAACGCCAACAGGTCATCAAAGGTAACTGCTCGCCCAGGGAGCGAGCCGCGATACCCGCCAAGGCTCTCGACACCTTGCTTTAGCGAGCGCACCGTGGTCACCAGCGAGCCGAGATCCGCCAGCGGGTTTTGCACCTGCGGCACGTTTTTGTTAGGGGTCAGCGCGAAGGGCCGGTCAGACACCTTGAAGCTCCTTCATCGTCGAGGCCAGTTCCACGCTGTCGATACGAACCCGGCCAATCAGCTCGATCTGCCAGTCAAAGGCGCGAAAGCCGGAGGGCAGGCGGAAGATGTCCGTCGGCTTCTGAATGTCCCGCTCCATAATCAATGTCAGATCCGGCCCCGAGAAGATGCGAAACCGCGCGTGGACGCCATCGGGCAACAGCCCTGAGGGGTCAGACGGCATCGCGTCGTCCACCCGTGGACTTGATGTAACATGCACCGCCCCGAGACTGATTGGTGCCGGTGCGTAGAACTGCTTAGACTTCCACTGATAAGTATCATGTGCTGCCGTCGGACTGTCCCAGAGATAGACATTACCCGCGATCATCACATAGGTGTTACCTTCAAACTCATCGTTCCAGATCGCTGTCGCGTTATCGACCGTGTTCAATAGCACAAACCCGGTTTTGTTGTCGGTACCGTCAAAAATGAAACCACCATCGCTGTGAATGGCGATGTACTGGGCGCGGTGCCGTGCTCCGATGATAGTATCCCCATGATACGATGTAAGCCACAGTTGCTTACTCATCGTATCCAACGATATGATGTCGGCCTGGAAATAATTGGTTTTTACCAAACCATTTTGCGAAGAATAAATAACCCCCTGGAGGTCCGTGACCACCGAGCCGCGTGAAATACATGGCTCTGCTACCTGGGTTTGATTTATAATATAATTCGCCGGTGAGTTACCGGTACCGGCCGAGATAAAGCCAGCGGTAAGAATTGCGAGCGATTGGTTCCACGCTGTCAATGCGACGATGTCGTACAACACTGACTGGTCATAGATTGCCGGCCATGCGTGCGGGCGGTATGGCTCGCAGAAATGAATTGTGTTACCAGTGAACCCCACCATCATGCCGCCGGGTAGAGCGACTAGCCCGTCGAGGTGATCCGGCGGGTTACCCCAGCTCGTCGAGATCAGCGTGGGGTTGTCTATAATTTGAAGGTCGGTCGATACATCGACGTAAGGATCTGGAGATATCAAAAAATCCACAATCATGTAAAACGAGGCACCGGTCTGTAACCCCGTCACCGTGCGGTAGAGCCGCACCTTGCGTACAAACGGATAGTTTCGACCGGAACTCCCAGCGGGTGGCGGGGGCGGCAAGCCGTAGATTGTCCAAGTGCCGTCGGCAGGCCCCTCGACAATAACGCTGGGATAGCTAGGTGCGCTCTCTTCACCAAAATCGTTGATAAAGGTGTAACAATAACTCCGCGCCACCTGAGGAACCGAGGTTGTTCCGCCAGTCACCGATACAGATAGTGCGCTACCACTACCAGGATTAGGCTGGTCAATCCCCAGATCGTAGGGTACCAGCGGTACGCCAAAATTGTTATCGTCGTTGATCATCGCGAAGGTCGCCCAGTGCGGGCTCAGATCACCAGGATTGGTCCAGTAAATCCGTCGCGTGGCGTCGTTGGTCAGCGGGGACCGGCAAACGCTGGAGAACTCACTTGGCAGCTTTAGCCATACCACCACTTCGTTCAGCGCGTCGGGAAATCGGAACGCCTTGCGGGCGCCCGGTAGAGATTTGACAAACTGGATCTGCGGCAACCCGTCGAGGTTGCCGGAACGAAAGTCGCAGTCCTGCGCCTGCTCCGACATATTGTCGGGCAGCACCCCAGGATCGAGGCGGGGGACCATGCCCCCCATACCCCGGATGGCGAAGCGGGCCATAGCCTACCAGTAGATCCAACCAACCGTGTTATCGACGTACCGGTATTCCTGCTTCTGCCCCGCCGTCGCCGTGACTGGAGCCGTAGTCACCGTCACCGCAGCGGCGTTCTGCACCGTCAAGGTTGTGACGATCGAGCGGAACTTGAGGATCACAGCATCCCCCGGCCTGGAGCTAGCCGGTAGTTTCACGGTCAATGCAGCGATCGTCGCCGAGTGGTTGAAGTATACCTCGTCTTGACCGGCTGACATTGTATATGTCTGACCGGTTGTCGGGACGTTTACAGTAGTTGTCGGAATGGCATCCGACACAAAGAATGTACCACCGCCTCGGGCTAGAAAACTTGGCATTGTTTTAACTCCTCTATGATGATCCTATTTCGCCTCGGCCTTTAGTTTGCATGCCTCGCCACACAAACGCTCTAGTTCGACGATCCTGGCATCCTTTTCAGCCAGCTTACGGATCACCTCCTCGACGTAAAGGTTTACCGCAGGCATAATCTGCTGCACCGCCGCCGCAAGATTACGTTCTGCCATCGTCGGCTGCGGCGTTTGTTGTGGCGTTTGTTGTGGCGTTTGCTGCGCCCAAGCAACCGCAGGCAGCAGCATCAAAACACCCAGTAATACAAACCTCATGGACACCTCACTAAGACTCCGGTGCCCGTCGTCGCGATAACCACGCCATTAGCTTGCCCCGAACAATTAGCCGCACTGATCAGCCCCGACGCCACAATCTGCCCAGAAAATAAAGCGTTGCCCGTTACCTGCAACGTAGCGCCGCCGCCAATGTCGGTCGTGGTCCCTATTAAAAAATTACCCGATCCGACCGCAAACCGCGCCCGCTCGACAAGAGAAGCACCGTTATGCACCGAGAACGACATGCCAGCTTGTATGTTACTACTCGAGTTGGAAATAAAATCAATCCGACCTTGTGTATCGCCGGTATATAGCTTTTGAGCGATGCCTGTTTTGACATTATCGGCAATAGCATTAACATTAACAGTTATCATTTCAACATCCGCCGATCCAGTATGGGTCATGTGTAGATTACCCCCAATCGTAGCATCACCCCCAACTGTCAATAGCCCGCTAACCGAAGTGTCGCCGGCAACCTGTAATTTATTATTACCACCCGCATCGGTCGTCGTGCCAATCAAAAAATTACCTGATCCAAGTGCAAATCGCGCCCGCTCGGTAGGGAGACCCCCGTTATGCACGGTAAAAGCTATGCCACTTTTCACATCAGTACCGGAGTTAGCAATAAAATCGATACGGCTTTGCACATCGCCGTTATATAGTCTTTGTATGATACTCGTAGTCGTGTTGTCGGCAGCAGAGGCAACCGTAAAAACCAATGCGGCGTGAACGTCTCCTCCCGCTACCTCGTGATCCAGCCAAATAGGACTTTTCGTATGAATTGCCGGCCCGGTAAAATTTGCGTCGTGCCAGTCGAGACCGGCATAAGCAGTAAACCCGCCGGCCCGCCACAAACTACCGGTAGGATTGATGGGTCCACGCCCGTATATACCATCTGGCCGAATGGTCAATAATACATATTCCCAATTAGTACCATCGTCACTAAGTCCCTGAACCAAAAACGCGGTATTCTTTTTTACGATAGCGTGGCTATTTGCTACCGCCATCGTACCAGTAGTAACACCAGTATCAGTTGAGTTTATCGCGATAGCATATTTACCATCGACGTCAACCGTATTAAACGTGTCGATCTCAATACAGGCGATCCCCCCACCAACCGTAACATTGTGCTCGCACCGCGCCTCTATCGCGTAAAGCACACCGCCACGATTGCTCGAAGCCGCTGCCCAGATCCCAATCGCCCCCGACCCGCCGTCACCACCATCGGTCCAAGTGCCCTCGACGCGCCCTTGAGCCAGCATGCCGGTCGCGAGCCCATGTATCCCTGACACCAAAGTCGAATTACCATGCACCGCGACTGCTAATGGCAACAGCGTAGTATCGGCCGGGCCTGTAGTAAAAAGCTCCGTCTGGTTTCCGACATACCCGACAATCGGGTTGATCGGTAATGGCGCAGCCTGAGTTCCATAATGAAACTTAGCGATGTTTGCCTGGGGCACCGTGGAATTTAATACAAACGGTATTACAGCATTGGTCGCATCCTTCGACATCGGATTTGGCACTTGTTGTGCTCGCGCCGGCAACGCCGATAACAGCAGAACAACAGTAAAAGCTAGTTTTTGCATCACGGTGTCCCAAAATAATTCTTTTGATTAACCTGAAAAGCTGCCCGCTCATTGGTCGTCAGCGCGTAAGCGTTCCACCAGATCATCTCGCTTTCATCGCAGGTCGTACCGGGCACTCCGATGAAACCCACATTACCCGGCGTTGTATCAACCGTTACCGTTCCGGTATATTCATCCCCGTCAATCCGTAATACCGACGCGGCGCCGTTTGACACGCCGCTAAGTGTGTGGGGTATAAACGACGGAGATATCGGGCCGCTGACCGTAGTAGAAGCGGCACCGTTTAGTGTGACACCCGTATTTACCAGTAATAAGTTATTACCACCGACGGCGCCGACATAACACCCGGTACCGTTATACGATCCTACCGCAGAGACCGACCACGGCCCTGCTATTGTCACGCCGACAAAACTCATACCACCAGCATAACCGGTCGTATGCCGGCCGCAGGGCAAACCGTTAATACAACTCGCTATATATTGCGGTTGATCTACCAAACTCGCTTGCGTCAAATGCCGGGCAAGCCCGCTCTGGTCATACCAAGTATCCCAAAAACAAGTGGTCGCAGCGCAAAAAACACTTGCAGCTGCGGTATCCAACGGCGCGCCGGTAAACCCGGTAGCGCCTAAATAATTTATATCCTGGGTGCCGCCCGTGGTCCGGCGTAATTTTAGTGCCGGACCAGCATAGTTCGCCTTGAGCCGGCGCACGCTGTAAACACCAGCCGGCTGACTGGCGATGCTGGCTAATATATCACCGCTGCCGCCACGCACCGCAATATCGGATAGCCCAACACCAAGGCCCAGCGACTGCCCGAGTAAGGGCGCCGATAAGATCGAGCAACCGAAAAAGGTTGCTAATAGAGCGCCAGTACTAGCGTGCATGTCGTGTTTGTACTCATTACCTTTGCAACTTGCAGAGGTAGGAAAGACCCAGGCTGGACGTTGCTGAAAGTCACCGCTGCACCGGCTCCGGTGGCGTTATCGGCCTGGAGCACCACAGCCACGTTGCACGGTGTTGCGTCGCCCACATAAAGCCCACGCGTCCCCGGTAAGAGCGTAGCATCGCTCTTCGTCACGGCACGGGCCGAAATGCCTTGGTTCAGCGTTGCGCTGCCAGTGGGCTTACTCTGTGCCCAGGCGGAGCCCCAGATGCCTAGCAGAACGATAAGTAGGAGGAAACGCATCTCAGCGTCCTTTACCGCGAGCGCCCAGTCGTTTCTGACCGGCGCGGTCAGCGCGCTTCTCGGCAGCAGAAGTTTCATATTGCTTCGCGCTCACCCCGGCCCGTTTCGCACCGGACGTGTCCTCGCGCTTATCGGCTTTGCTGTCTTCGTATGGTTTTGCTTTCATCACGCGCTCCTCAGTATAGCCCAGGGCTATTGCGGCCCTTGTTGGGCGTAGACTTCTTTGCCAACGCCTTCTTCATCGCCGTCGGCTGACCGGGGTTCGTCGGACCTGGGATCGGTCCCGCTGGCACTGACTTGCCGGGATTACCCGACAAATTCTGCGGGCTAGACCCTTTAGAACTAGGATTGACCGCGATACCACCCTTACCCGGTTTATCGTACATACCGTGCATGCTGTAACCCTTTCATCTATACCTGTACCCATTGGGCGCCGGTGAAAGTTAATTCTACCCAGTTATAGTTATAGTTCATCACCAGGGTTGGCTGACCTTCGATATTCGCCGAGCCGCCGATAATGGTAATTGGGTGTTCTGTAGCAGTACCAGTGATGTCCTTGATTGTCAGAGTTTGTCCCAACACTGGCGAGGGCGGCAGGGTAACTGACATCGCTACGCCGCTAGCGTTGCTAATGTAGATGAGTCCAGCCGTGCCAGCTGGCAGCGCCGTCGTTGAGTAGACGATCATATTCGGTGGAGTGGGCGGCATGGCGGGGGGTTCCGGTGCGGGGGTGGTGACCGGCGGCGGCGTCACCGCGACAACGAGATCGACCTGTTTCGCTCGGCCAGTGCCAGCGGTCGCCAAAAACGACACCAGATACGACACACCAGGAGTGCCAGATGCCAGCATCAATGCCACGGTTTTACCGGACATCACAATCGCACCGAAATCAAAGATCAGCGGAAAACTATCCTCAATCTCAGTATCGACCGTGCCAAATGGATAATCTACCTGCCAACCCCAACCGGCTTGCCCAGGTAGCGCAGAAAAATTAGACAAGAACGAAATCGTATCACCAACGTCAAGCCACCGCTTAAAGTCGAAATAATACTTTCGGACATCAGGGTGCTGCTTGACCGTGTTACCGATCACCCCAACATTTTCGGATACCCGGTATGTTATTGGTCCGCTCAACTTTTACGCCTCCCACTGGCAAAATACGGGAACCGCCAAGCCGACCCATCAGTATATTGCATCGCGGCAAACGAGCGAGCGTGAACAATCCCAGACCGAAAGCGTCTACCATAAAACGTCGCTAGTTGCGGCGAACTGTAGGGTTTACCCGGCTGCCCATAAAGACTATTCAAAGTGCCAGCTTTAATGTAATTAAACCACTGGGACCACGCCATAGATCCAACATCGGACAGAAAATCTTTTGGCTTTAGTGCCAGCCACGCTTGCCCCGTACGGCGTGCATCTACCGGTGGCGGGGTTATATCACGTAATATTGCCGGCGGTTCAATTCTAGCGTAATACAACCCGGTATAGTTCAAGATCCAGGCAACATCCCAGTCGCCGTCGAACGGGTTAAAGTCAACCCAGCTGATCCCCGGCGCCATCTGCCAGAACACATGTTCCCGACGCGTCGTCGACTGGATAAAAAATTCTTCCAACGTGTTCCACAACGCCAACTGCACCTGAGTGTGCGGCACGTCGGGCAGCTCGGCGTAGATATTCGAGTACAGGCGATCAAAGTTATCGGGCTTGAGCGCCTGCGGACTGACCACCTGGGGCTTCTGGCCGCCAGCCAGTGCGATCCCCGCCTCGTAGGCCGCCGCGAACAGGGCGGCGCGCTCAGGGTTAGCCCAAGGTTGGCCCGCTTCGGCCAGCAACCTTGCCAAAACCCCGCTTCGTAATGTCTCAAGCCAAGTCTGGAACAAGACCTCCGGCACATGCGCCAGATCCACCGGCTGCAAGGTAACCAGAGCTGTGCCGCTGGCTTCGGTTGGCTCCAGCGGGATCAGACGGTCGGGTTGCTCGACCCGGTACTGTTCGAGCCCGTAGACTTCCACCACTTCGTTGACCAGCCCGTCGGGCGAAGTCAGCTGAATTTGAGTGTCGGCGTCGACCAAGGACCACTCGACCGTCTTGCGGTACCAGCCGGAGCGCCCGCAGAAATCCTCGATGGTGTTCCACGCCATCATCTGGATATGCGTGTGCGGCACCAGCGGCACTTCGGCGAAGATGTTGGCGTAGAGCCGGTCGAGCCCGTCCGGCTCGCCGACTGCGGGGGTGACAACCTGCGCCGCTTCAAGCAACGTGCGCGCAAGCTCAGCCTCGTAAAGCTGTAGATACGGCCCGGCTACCTCAAGATTTGTGTAGGGTTTAGATGGCTCGGACAGTAGCCGCGCCAAAGCACCAACCCGCAGCGGCCGGAACCACGTCTCGAAAACAAAGGCTGGGGTCGCGTCGAGATTGGTCGGACGTAAGCTAACCAAAGCAGTGCCGCTAGCACTCGCTCCCAACGAAATCAGCTTATCCGGTTGCTCGATGCGGTAGCGATCGATGCCGTAGACCTCGATGATATGCTGAACGTCCCCGTCGGGGGAAACTACGGTAGTTGTAGTGCCGCTGGCGCCCACCGCGACCGCTACTACCCGGCGGAAACACCCCGAACGCGTACAGAAATCCTCGACGGTGTCCCAGATCGCCGCCCGCACCATCGGCTCAAGCGTACCCGGCAGCTCGGCGAGGAGCCCGTCAATCAGGCGGTCCAGTGAACCTGCGCCCTCGGTGCTAAGCATTAGCTTGCAGCCGTCAATAGGCCGGTAACAAATTTATTGAGCATCGCCACGGCACGGCCCTCCGCGGCAAACTCGTCTTCTCGTAGTTCCGATCTACCGACGATATAATTGATGCAGAGAGGGTAGAAGATTAAATCAAGCGGAAAGTGCTGGGTCTGATCGTCAGGCATGACATACTGCGGGACACTGACGCGCAGCCCCGTCGCGAGAAACGCATCAGGACGTTTCGCACGAACCTCAGAGAGGGCACTGTTAAACGCCTGGATCAAATCCGTATCCGAGTACCGCACCGATCCTGTGATCGGCACGACATCATTGAGGATCGCCCTGGCGTCTGACAGCATCCGCCCGATGGTGGGCTGCGTCGTCAGCATCTGGAGTACCTATAGAACCTATAGTTACCCACGCACCGCATATAGCTCCGTAATTGCGATGCCGTCGAGCACTTTCGCCCCGTAGACCTGGAGGCCGCGGAGCAATGTGCCAAAGGTGCTCTCCGAGCGCAGGGTTTCCACCTTGCTGATTTGCGAAGCGAAAGTGAGCCCGTGTGGGTGTCCGCCAAAGATGCGGGTGGCGCTAGCCGAGCCTTCGGTCGCTGTCGGCAGCAAATTGGAGCTGTACAGCGTGAAGCGATCGATCATCCCGAGCCTGCCGTTTCGCATCAGAGAAACGCCATCACCGGAGATCGATGCATTGCGTAGATCCGACTTCTTGACGAGACCGGCAACCCAGGGTGGGACCACCAGCCACCTCCCCGTTTCAGGGATGTTTTGTTCGTCTAGCACGGTGCCCATATCCACGATCGAGTCGAGGATGTTGGTTGCGGTCAATGCGATCGGTGCGCCGGCAGCACCTAGGTTGAAGTCGGAAATCCTGCCCGCGGTTGCTCCCTTGTTGTTGGCATCGATGCCGGCATCGATCAGACCGAGAACACCGGTATCAATGGTGATCTTGAGCTGCTCGCTGGCATCGTCGGCCCACATCGACAGGAGGTGCATATCCGCTTGGCGTTCCATCACGTCGTCAAGTACCAAGTTGAAATATTTGGCATAGTCGATCGTGAGTTCAACCGTCGAGGACGAGGGACGGTCGACCGTCAACGCCATATCAAGCTGATAATCTTTGATGGTGATCGTCGGCTTGGTACGGATTTTTACCTTGTCGCCTTTGTTCTGGATCTCCCCTTCGTAGTCGGTGTTGGAGATAGCGGAAAGAACCGTTGCACTATAGAACTTTTCGCAACCTACATTAATATAGGTTCGACTGTCGCTTCAAAGCATTACGTGTCCACTTCGTAGGAATGTCGAAACTCACTCCCCGAACTAGATCCGCTGCATGCCCTGTCGGATCACTCAGTCTGTGCTGCTGCGAGTTGAGGGCTATAACGTGCTCTCGGATGGCATTTCCATCACGGAAATTCCCACCAACGGCACAGCCCAGCAAGAACGCTGCTTGCGCGCGCTTAATTACCAAGTGGTGTGCGAAGTGCCCAAGAAACTCCTTCGCTTTCGATGGTTGCGACAATTGAAGCTGCCACAACAAATTATCTCCCACCTGACAAACCGCCCCACCGAATGCCTTAGCAACTAGGTCGACGCCCGCACGATACTGCGGGGCCGCTAAAATACTAGCCGTCGGATAGGCGTAGCCGGTCTTATAGCACACTTTGACGGTAAAACAGCCATCGCCATCAAAATAGCCCGCAAGCCATTTTCGGGGTGGATAATTTACCGTACGCGGCCCTTCGACCTTACGCAAATCACTGACCTTCTTACGAAAAGTCAGGACGCTCTGCTCAGTCTGCAACACAGGAGCTTCGTCAACCAGCTTTAACGCGCTAGCAGCAAAAGCGTGCTTGCAGACTAGATACCCCTTGAGGCGTTCGACGCATTTACGAGCCATACCGCCACGCATCGCAGCGTAGACATATTTCCCGTTCATACGTTCCCGTAGATACCCACCAAAGTTAGCGGTGTACGCTTCAGGCACCTCACGATACACAGCTCGCTGCGCTACCTCAACAACGAAGTCAGGTCGCGCACCTATTCGGCACCGCACGCCAATACTTCCATCGGCGTCCAGAAACCCAGCCATGTATTTATCACTTAGAGGCATCGTCTCTCGCTTGCATCGGGTTACCTCTCAGCTCCCCGTTATTCAGATCCGATATAACGCTGACCTCAGATCAGCTTACCGCTCCAGATCTCAGGAACGAATACGCCACCGGCTGCCGCACCCGAATAGGCAGGACTAGCGGCCGACCCCGAATACGGGGTGCCCTGGGTAACAGGCATAACATAACTCCTTCAGAAGCGCGTTTACTGGAAGACGCGTCCTTCGGAAGCAGCAGCTAGGATATCCGCCTCGATGCGGTCTTTATCCGCTTGTCGACTTCGGTACACACCACGCTGCACATCCCGATAGAACGCGCCGATTTCTCGGTTTGTCCACATGCGTCTCTCCGGGGAAGCGCCGCCGTTTGTACCTGAAGCCGCTGGGCGGCCGGGTGCAGCCAGTTCTTCAAGTCGCATCCGACCCGCCGGTGCAGAACCATTCTGCATGGTATGGGGCGAACCTCTTGAAACTGGCGGAGCGGTATGCTCTGCGAGATACGTTTTGAAAAAACGTCCAGTGCGGTTTGCATCGCCCTGGGCGTAGGCTTCGCGGAGCAGCTCGAGTCGAGGCCGCGCCGAGAATTGGTCGATCTCCGATAACCACTGGAGATAACGAGGATCGTCATTGAGCTGGCGCCACCGGCCGGCAAGCTCGGGGTCCATATCCAGCTGCGACATCACTGAATGCTGGGTCAGCGACACATCGTGGCGCTGCTGACCACCCTTGAGGTATTCAACCTCGGCTCTGAGCTGGCGTACTTCCTCGCTCGCCGCACCACCCACCCAACGCGACACCGCCTGCGGGAGATCGTCCCCCCACATCTCACGGTCTTCGTCGGTGATCTGGGGGGCGGCTGGGGGTGGTGGCGGCGGAGGTGCAGGCGCCGGGGCGTTCTGCATCGAGGTGATGAGATTTGTCAGGTTGCGGATCTGGCCGTAGAGCTGCGGCACCTCGGCGTCGTATTTGCCCTGGAGGGTGTTGAAGCGCTGCCGCCAGCTCTCGTCCTCGGGCTCGCGCACCGGGGCGCGCTGATCGTCCGGTTCCTGGTGCTCCGGTGGGGACGGGGGCGTCCCGTCCCCACCCTGCTCACGCTCCCCCTCAGGGGCGTCCGACACGTTGGCTGAACCCAGCTCGCGTGCCAGCTGGTCCGCCCGCTCCGCCTGCTCGCGCACCGCGCGCGGGATCGGAGAGGCGTATTCGTCGTTGCTTCGATTATCGGACATTGCCGTTGCCCACCGTCAGCGGCGCCGGTTTTCTGACAGCGTTAGCCCGCTGCCCCGTCGCCGCCGCTTCAATTGCGATCCACAAATCTCGCAGGGCCCGTGCGTACCCGATGGCGTCGTCCCGCTTCGCGGGCTCGATATCGAGCGCTTGGTTCATCTGGTCGCGGGCGCGCTCTAAGAGAGCGTCGCGGAACATCACAAAATCCGCCGCATTCGCCAGATTGGCGCAGGCGTTGACGCCTTCGGTGCCGAGGTTGAGGCTCACCGGCGCCCCGCTCTGAACACACTCGGGCGCGGCAGCCCGGTAACCCCCCAGGGATCACCGAGGATCTGCGGGCCGTCCTTGCCGTAATGGCTAAGCGAGTGCGCCAGCTGGTCGCCGCCGCCGACTGTCGTCAGCCCGGCGCCGCGGCGGCCGGTGATATTGCCCAGATGCTCGGCTTTCAGGGGCTTATGGGTCGCCGCCGGCACCGTGCTAGAGACAAAGGCCTTTGCCATTGCCTATTACTCCTATAGTTACCCTAGACGCCACCGACGCCGTAATCCGTCGCCGGCACCTTCATCGGGTTGAAGTCGGCACTCAGTGACACCCTCGAACCCTTGGGGTAACTGCGCGAGCTACCGGTAGGGCCGCTACCGTCGCCGGAACCGCCGCCCTTAATCATCGGCGGGGTGCTCGTTGCCTGGAGCTTGTCGTCGCCCTCGGTACCAGTCTTGCTGCCGTATTCCTGTCGTTGTGCGTGTCCGTCAGCCATTGTACGGAGTTCCTTGCTGAAACGAGTTCATCGGTGGGGCGATGTCGCTGTGCTGCGACGGGGTGGCGGCGGGCGCCTGGGCGCCTTGGGCGCGGGAGGCGGGGGACGCCCCCTGCCCTCCCCTACCCGGCGGACCCTGCTGTTCCGGTGGTTCTGGGCGGCCGAGCTGGCCGGTCATCGCGGCGCTGTGCGCCTGGAGGGCTATCTGCGCCTTCTGGAGGTCCTGCTCGGCCTTGAGCTGCTGGGCAATTTCCTGGTCGTCCGGCACCACATCGTCCGGCATGCCGAGGTTCTGCGCCACTGAGCGAAGGACCCTGGCGCGTCCTGGCTTGCCGAGGATCGGCGCGTCGATGGGGTTGGCCGTAATCTGCAGGAACTGGAGCTGCTTCTGACGTTCCGTCTCTTTCTGGATTGCGACTTTGACGCCGCTGACGACAATCTGCTCCTCGCCCGAGAGCATGCCACTCTCGTCGGTAAGCATGATCATGTCGTAGACCGCGGTTAAAAGCCCCTTCATCACGTCGATGTCGACGTTGGAGGCAACGGTCTGGAGGATTTTCGATGCGTTATTCATCAGCATCGACAAGCCAGAAGCAGTCCTGCCGGCACCACCACTTAAACTTTCCCCCGTTGTGTAGCGGGGGATCGCGCTGATATCGTCGGCGATATTGGTAAATTGCTGGTAGATCGTCAGAAGTTCTTGCGCGTTGCTGGCAGGCTGGAAAAACGTGATGGGTTCGCGGGTGTTTGCCAGCGGGTCGTTGATGACATGCCAGCGCTTCCAGGGGTAGAGCTGGTCGGCGTTCTCGGTCGGGCTCAGACAATCGTCGTTGATGACGACCTGGGGTCCGCTAGACATGCCCATGTTGTTGACCAGAGCACGTAGCGTCGCGTTGGCTACCTCTTGGATATCTTCAAGGATATCCGGCAACCCGTGCCCGGCAACGGTGCCGGGGACTTTTTCAAAACTGGTGATGAAGTAAGGGTGACGCTGGCGCGGGCTGGGATTTAACTGGGTTTTTAGGACATGGCGACCGACGACCCAGGTTTGTACCGCGTAGTCGCGGTCGAGGTCGGGGATGAGTTCTCGGTCTACGCCTTGATCGAGGAGGATCTGCCCTTGGACGTTGCCATGATATTCTATGGCATCGATCATCTGGCTTTGGTTGAAGTTTGGGTCTTCCCGGCCGGCGGCGAGGGCCGCCTCGGTGTCGGGTGAGTCCATCCAGTCGCGCAACCCGTGCGCGTGGTCTTGCAAGGCAGCGCGCACCGCGTCTTGGTCGTAGCCGGGGAGCCCGAGGAGATCGTTGAGGTCGGTGCGGGTCAGGCGCTTGCGCTCGATCACCTCGGCGTCTTCGATGCGCGAAACGCCTGGGGTCCAGTAGATCGCAAAGGGATCGATGCGCTCCCAGAACATCTGGGGTGCTTGTTCCAGCACCGCCTTCCCCTGTTGCCAGGAGAGGCGCGGCACCATCCGCACCACCGGCCCCTTGATGCAGGCAAAGGGGAAGAGGGGGAGATCAGTTAGAAATTCCGCCAGCGCGTCGTAGAAATTACCCGCCTGGAGAAGGTCTTCGACCTTATCCCCGGCTTGGTCGGCCTGCCGCATGGATTGCCGGCGGGCTGCTTGCTGGGCTTGGTAGAGAAGGTCCGAAACGCGCTGGTGGACTTGGTCCTCATCGATCGGCTGCCCACCCAGCTGCAGGTTCTGCACCTCCGCCTGGACCAGCTTCATAATGTCTTGCTTGACGTTCAGCGGCACCGGCGGGGCCGGTTGCGGCGCGATATCCCACGGCCGGTCGGGCCCGAGATACACGTCGCGGAGCAAAGAGTTGGCGCCGCGGCACTTTACCGCGACGACGCGGGCATAAACTTCCGAGCCGCCAAACCGCTTTATGTCGTGGAGTTTTGAAGGATCGTACTTGCCTTCAAACATGCGCTGGGCGCGCAGGAGGCGATCGTTGAGGTTGTTCTCGCCGCTATTGCGGGCGTTCCGCATAATCTGCCAGCGACTGCGAACAAATGCTCCCAGGTCCGCTGGTAGAGGATTTGGTCGGTTGCGTTCAGAGAGAGCGGCGAGGCGCTGGGCGTCTTGTTCGTCGAGCTGGGCCGGGCTGACCAGACGCACCAGCCCTGTTCCGCCGCGATTATACGACGGTGTCGACGAGCTGACGCCTGCCAATGCCTGTGGCAACCTACCTCCGGCATGGGGATAGCATTCAGCCCTTACTATAGCCCCTATATTTAGTTATGCTTGTCGGTGAAACCTTGTCAACAGGTAGTTTGCACCATGCTCGACGAGCCAATCCACCGAGAGCTGGTCGACGATCACCAACAGCTCACCCAGTTTGTCACCGACTACGCCCAGGGGTTCTACGACTACGACGAAATCTGCACCCGCTACGGGTTCGTCAACCGAGCAGTGCTATTCCATTTCGTCCGCAGTAACGCAGCGCTTTCCCGGCTAATCAACCAGCACAAGACAGCCTATGAAAGCGACGACAATGTCGAGCGGCGAATACGCCAGAAAGCTGGGCTCGCGGTCGAGCGGGCAATCTCCACCATCGCCCACCTCGTGACGCAAACAGACACGCCCGTGGGGCAGAAGATCGAGTGCTTTCACAAACTCCTGCGCGCGGCCGGCACCGATGGACCGCCGCCGGCACCGTTACGGGCAGACCAGGGCGGTGGAGGCCCGAGCTTTACCCTCAACTTTATCTGGAGTGATGGGACGAAGGAGAACGTCCTGACCGCCCGCCCCTCGCCGGTCATCGATCACCAGGAGTAATCATGCAATCCAGCGAGTGCATGCGATTATCAGGGCATAGCGTCGTATTGTGCCGCTGTAACACTCCGAGCGGGTTCCTTGAATGCCCGAGGGAGGCCCGGTTTCTCACTCCGACTTACCCACCGGAGGCCTACCGGCGCGCTCGGGCCGAATTGCAGCGGGAGAAACAGTCTACAAAGCCACACCTCATCTATAGCCGAGGTGCTTATAGCGGCAATATCTGCGATGCCTGTGGCGGCACCCGGATGCGCCGGGCTGGAACCTGCGAAGTGTGTGACGACTGTGGCACCGCTGGCGGCTGTGGCTGATGGACCTCGACTATAAGCCGCCCCCCACCGTCGAGAAGTTCTGCACCAGCCCGGCGCTGGTGCGCGCTCTTGTTGGACCTCTAGGGTCCGGCAAGTCGATGGGATGTATTATGGAGTTATTGCGGCGGTGCACGCTGCAAGCTCCTAGTAACGGAGTGCGGTATACCCGCGGGGCGCTGATCCGTAACACACTACAACAGCTCAGACAGACGGTGTTGTCCGATGTGCAGACCTACCTCGGGCCGATGGTGCACTATTACGTTACTGATAGTACTATCCAAATTCGTTCTGATCTTCCAGACGGGACCAAGCTCCATTCCGATTGGATCATGATCCCGCTGGATACCAAGGAAGACGTGCGGCGGCTGTTATCGATGCAGCTCACTTTTGCCTGGATCAACGAGTTGCGCGAGGTGCCGATCGAGGTGGTGTCCGGCGTCATCGGCCGTCTGGGACGGTATCCCAGCAGACTTATGGGCGGCCCCTCCTGGTATGGACTTATCGCCGACACCAACCCCTGGGACACCGACAGCCCCTATCACGACCGGTTTGTCCTGAACCCGATAGCCGGGTGGGAATTGTTCCACCAGCCCTCGGGGCTCAGCCCCCAGGCGGAGAATGTCGAGAACCTGCCGCCCGGTTACTACGAGACGCTCAGCGGCGACCGGGACGAGGGGTGGGTGCAGGTGCACGTCGAGAGCCAGTGGGGCACCAGCAACGCGGGGCAAGCGGTGTTCCGCCGGTCGTTCCACTCGCCGACGCATGTGCGCGACATCAGGGCGATCGTCAACCCGCACAAACCCCTGATGGTCGGCCTCGATTTTGGCCGCACCCCCTGCGCTCTCATAACTCAAGTCGACACGCAAGGGCGGTTGATCATCTACAAGGAAATCGTCACCGAGGGGATGGGGCTGCTCCAGATGGTGCAGGAGCACCTGAAGCCGGCCCTCATGGCGGCGCCTTTTGATACCAACCGGGTGTTTATCGTGGGTGACCCCGCCGGCGCGCAGAAATCCCAGATCACCGAGGAGACCGCGTTCGACACCTTGAAAGGGGAGGGTTTCCTGGCCTACCCGGCGGCAACCAACAACATCGAGCCGCGGCTATTGGCGGTGGAGCGGCTCTTCAGGACGACGTTGATGGGCGAGCCGGCGATCCAGATCTCGCGCGAGGGCTGCCCCACCCTGATCCAGGCGCTGGGCAACCGGTACCGGTACCGCCGCAAGCGCGACGGGCAGTTTGAGGACATCCCCGAGAAGCTACACCCCTGGTCTGACGTGTGCGACGCGCTGCAATACGCAGCGCTGGGGACGCAATCGAACTACACCGCCAGGGTGTTGCGGCGAGAACGACCAGCGATACGGGCGGAAGCGATGTCCGCCGCGGGGTGGACCTGACGTAACAAAAACTGTGGCTAGATCAACGAAAAAGAACCGAGGCAACGAGGTACACATCGATGGTTATGGGAGCTGACGATATGAACTATATCAACCCGAACAAAGAAAACCCTACTGGACGAGGCAACGAGGCCCGAGGCCCGGCATCCCGGCGGGGCTATGAGAAACACCCCGAGCGGGTGTTCAGGTCAAAACAGGATATAGTCGTGCCGGCGGGGACGGTGTTTGCTCGCGCCCCCCTGGAGCGCGGCGGGGTGGACAGAACCGAGGGGATCGTAGCGCTGGGGTCTGACGCCACAGCCTACCTAAACCTGCCGGTGCGCGTCGTCGAGATCGACGCCAAGGAGTGGTTCGAGGAGATAACCGGCTACGAGCGGTTGGGATCGCCTAGAGAAGAAGTTGGAGCTGAGCGACAAGCTGGGACTGAGCGACAAGTTGGAGTTGAGCGACAGGTGGGGCATGAAGAAACAGCTGGGAATACCTGAGATCCGCGACTGGCTGCACGTCCTGGCGGATCTGGAAGTGGCGGCGGGGCGGAGTACTCAAGGGGCCCTGCTTCACTTCCTGGCGGAGGCAACAAGGAGGCGGCGGGCGGTGCGCCGCGCGCCGGTGCAGCGGGCCGCCCGGCCGCCCCGGAAGCTGGTCGACGCGTATATCCACAACCACCCCGGCGCCGACTACATGGCAATTGCCAACGCATTCGGGACGAATGTAGGCAGAATATCCGAAGTGCTCAGTCCACCCTAAGGAGTAAGCGATTGCCCTCTAGCGAGGGTATCGCCCAGAAGGAAGGAGATGTCCGATGCCGATCAAGACCCGAGGCAACGAGGGTAGTCCGGCGCAGCGCAAGAAGCAGGTGTTTGACGAGTTCAAGGCCGGTACGCTCAACTCGGGCAAGAACGGACCTATAGTCAAGGACCGGAAACAGGCGATCGCCATCGCCTTAAGTGAAGCGAAGCCGCGTAAGGGAGCGAAGAAATAACATGACGATACCAGAGGTTAGACACTGCCTCGTAGCGCTAGCGGGCAGGATCGAGGCTGGCGAGGCGGGCGATCCGCAGGAGACCGCGGCGATCCTGCGATACCTCGCCGAGCAGACCCGGCGGGCGCCGCGGGGTAGTCGGAAAGGGGTCGATGGGAGTGGGATCCCAGCGCAGGACGACCCGCCGGAGCAACAGGCGGCGGAGTGAGAAGCCGGAGCTGTGCGGAAGTGCCGCCCCTACCCCGCGCACAAGGGCCGGCGGGGTAGGCGGCCCGCGGCCGGCGTCTAACCTGAAAACTTCTTAGGGAGTGGGGGGAGGTCGAGTGGGGCGAGCATTTCCTGCCATAGGCGGGTGAGAGAGACGAGCTGGTGCTCCGCAGTCATCCGCCCAGCCGTCACTTCGTCGCAGCTCCAGCGGTACTGGTTCTTAAAAAACTCGCACTTGCGGGCGAGCATGTCGAAGAAAGCGAGGGTGGGCTGGCGGGGGACAGTGATAGTAGCGGGGGTGGTATTGGACAACACACACTCTCCCCAGGTTCGCCGCTGCACGAGTGCTCACACGGGGGAGTGACGCACCGACAGCGGTATGTTTGCCGCTCACGGTAAGGAGCTGTGTATGAACACGAGCCAGCTCCTATAGTTCCTATAAGCTTACAACCTAGGTAAAGGGTGTCAACCGCGACGAGCCCTAATACCGACATATTTGTCGGGCATTAGTAGAACTCAGGCACACATACTCGCCATAAGGTCGTGTTGACCTTACGTGCTCGTTCTTATAGCAATGCCACTGCACGAGCTTGGCGAGGGGGGGTGTTAATAGATTACTGGCGGCTCACCTCGGAGGGCTGCCCTGGCTTCCGGTGTGCATATACTACTTACCTCCCGAACAACCCTTGTTACGTTGATATGTAAGGCATTGCTTGTGGCCGAGTCAATACCTTCTACAGGAAAATCTCGTCGAGGACGGGGGCGGCCTCGAATGAACGCGGTAGCACAGCACTTCACGATGCCGCCGGCAATGTCGATGGCGATCGATCGGTGGATTGCCGCTCAACCGGAGCCGCGGCCCTCGCGGCCAGAAGCGATCAGGCGGTTGCTGACGCGGGCCCTCACGCTTGATCCTCTCCCTTAGGCTCGTCGTCGGGCTCAAAGCCGGGAGGTTGATAATAGTCATAAACCTGGATCAGCACGTCCGAGGGGACGATGTAGCGCTCCTTGATGGCGCTGGCGCGGCGCTGCTCGATGTTGCCGTCGCGGTAGCGGGTCTCGATGGAGAGGTTGCCCTCGGCGATGTGCAGGTTCAAGACGGCGTCGACCGTGGGGATGGACATCTTCAGGTGCTTGGCGACTTGCGGTCGCGTCGGGAACGGCCGGGGACCACCGCGTGCCTTATGGAGCTGCACGATGAACGCCAGCAGTTTGGCGGCCTGCCGCGGCGGGCGGCAGATCTTCTCATCGATCTCCATGAGGAAGCGGACGAACTCCTCGACCACCTCCGGCTTGGGTCTGTGGCCGATGCGCTTGGGACGGAAAGACCCACTGGGGGACTTTGCCTTAAGGTTGACCACGTCCTGGACCCCTCTTATTTTTACCCACAGGGTCAGGCGCCGGATGGCGCGGCCTGTGTATAACCATGTATAGTAGTGCTAGTTACCCTGTGCAAGGGCTTATATAGGTTAATCACCCTAGGGTGCGGCAGGGTGCCGCACCTCGCAGCCTCGGGGAAACCGGGATAACCCCCTCAAATTGCTTACCGTTTAATTTCGATAGCAATGCTAGTTACCTGAGATGTAATCCTGCTTACGAGCACCCCTGCATAATGAGAGAGGTGTTCCACCGCAGCCGCGGCAGCGGGTCCGACCGTTCACTTTGTCGATTGCCGGAGGGCCATCCTCGACCCAGCAGACCTCACCGCCCCGGCAGGTGGTGGGGCGCTGTTGGGCGCGGTACTCGCGATACGAGGCGAAGAGGAGTAACTCGTCCTCTTCATAATAACGGTCGCCACGATAGTAATGTGTCACTGTTCATTATCCCTAGTGTTAGTGACACTCGCCACCCGCAGCAATATTGCTATAACCGGAATGCTCACATGCTGCATCGCAGCATTAGTAGATGACACACGCTGCGGTATGATTATCGACGGACACCATCCGACACAACGTAACACGTTGAGGCGGCGAGGATATTGCGGTGCAACAGGTGGCGGCTGGTTATCGTTGGCAGGAGTCATAAAAAGGCCTGCCGTCACCCAGGGGTAAGTGGCGGCAGGCAAGTGCGTCGCATCGCTCGGCTATCGACGATCGAGCAGGGAGAACGGCACCTTGGTGTTGGAGCCGTCGGCGGGGCGGTACTGGCGCAGCCGGTGGGTCAAGGACCGGAGCTTGATCCCCAGCCGGGCAGCGGCCTCGGCGCGGGGGATGATCCGGGTTTTACCCGCCACCTGCTCGACGATCTGGACGCGGGCATTGACGGCGGCGCTGGCAGCCTGCTCGGCGGCCCGGTCGCGGGGCGGGTGGGAGGCGAGCCCGAGGGCCTGCTCGGTGGGCCAGCCGTGGTCCAGGCGCCACGCCACCACCCGCCGGTCGAGGCCCAGCTCCTGCGACCAGCGGAGGATCGACTGGGTCTTGCCGAGGGCGGTCAGCAGGCGAGGGGCGTAGCGGGAGCGAGGGGGTTGAGCTGCGGGCCGGGGGGGCTCGATAGCCTTCGTGGCCTCAGAAATCCGCTCTGGAGGCGCTGGAGGGGCCTCGACGGGTTTTGGGGTGTCCCAGGGCGGGGAAACCTTCCGGCCTTCTGGCGGGCTCCGGGGGGCATCTACGGGCCCACCCGCGAGGGAGCGGGCGAGCCGGCTGAGGGATGACGAGGACATTGGCCAAAGATAGCGCTCCTATAGCCACCGTCAAGGCTAATCAGCGTCCCTATCGGTCCCCCGAAAATAGTAGAATTTTTTGGTGATGAAGTGTCACTGCCGTTGTGTCACCTAGCAGTACTGTCACTTCGATAAGCACCACTATCGCTTCCCTGGAGGCCTAGCGTCTGAGCGGTGTACCTAACCCGGCGGCCGGGCGCCGAGGCCGTGGACAGATCTCCCCCCCGGTGTCGGCCGGTTTGTCTTGTTGTACTTACGAATGCCTTGGTCATATACTGAACAGGCCGAATGGTGCTAGGTCTACCACGCCTTGAGGACTGCGAGCTGTGCTTGCTCGACCGGGCGAAGACGCCGATGTGGCGGAGATATACTCCGCCATTGATCCCTAGGATATCAGTGGGTTAGGCGCCGATCGGCCTGCCGGCCTTTACTTAGACCCAACAATTCGGCGGAGATTGTCGAGCGATTTCAATATAACAAACGTCACACACACTAGAGATCGATCGGTGTGTTTATGATATCCTCTAAAAACATCAGTCTCTTACATTACGAATAAACATCACAAACACCATAAACAGGCATTTCAAAGGATCCCTCGCGTCGCGTGTGGAAAAATTTTTCGATTTCACCTAAGCTCCCAGGGGGGGAGCATCTGGGAACGTGCTTTTGGTGTTTATCCGTTTATGATCCTCGCCGCTATAACGCTAAGCCACTGACATCCTAGGGATAAAAATCCCCCCTACCTCAGCCGGTAGCCAAAAAAACCCCGTGTTTGTGACCCTAAGCCATTACAATCCTATAGATAAAATCCCTCCCTCCAGCTCCTCGCCAGCCTATTTCACAAAATATATTGCTGTACTTTGCTAGCTGTATTGCCACCCCCTAAAGGGTAAGCGCGCTAGGAGTACTGGTCTTCCATAGAAGACGTGGCACACCTGCTTGCCATGCGACAACCTGCCGCATCATAGTGGTGCATATAAGCCCTAATAGCCACTTGACGACGTAGCGTAGCGCTACTATCTTCCGATCACCGTCGTCAATCGACGCCGGCTTTTACTTGGGGCTGCACGGGATTAAACCTCTAGTCTGAACACATCGCTGACTAATTTCAATATGAGGACCAGACCTATGCGTAATACCACTTTGACTTCCTGGGAAATCCTGATGATCGGGCGTGACACCTGACGCGCTACGGCAGGCGTTGGCGGCTCTGGGGCTCTCCCAGACCGCCTTCGCCTCTTACCTGGGCGTGCACCGGCTGACGGTGCATAAATGGTGCACCGGCAAGCTGCCGGTGCCTCGCACCGTCGAGGTGATCGTGCAATTGTTAACTGAGAGGGCTGAAAGATGACCGACGAAGAGAAGCTGAAAGCCGCGCAGGAACTAGACGCTGCTTATGCGCGAGCCGGGGTTGAGCAGGGTGACGCTAACGATAAGCTCGACGCCTATGGACATCTTAACTGGACCGTGGGGAATGAGGACTGGATTGCCTGCTTCGACGCTCGCCGCGTCACTGACGGCATCGAGTATCACGTAGTGGTCGACTGCGAGAGCGGCGGTTTCACCGACACCATCGAGCACGGCACCGTGCCGGCAACGGCGGAGGGCATCGCGAACCTGCTTTGCTTCCCGTCGTACTGGGCCGATATTTGCTCCGAGCACTACATCGACGACGACACGTATGGTCCGGTCGAGTGGCAGGAGACCGACGCATCATGGCGGCGGCACCTGGAGTTCCTGCTAACCGTCGAGCCCGACGAAGACGACGAAGATGAGGCTGTTTGCCCGCACTGCGGCTCGCGCAACACCGCTGAGGTGACTGGAGGTGAGGGTGAGCGAGAGTGCCACGATTGCGGGAGAGAATTTCACGAGGAGGACCATTCGGACGAGCAGTCCCTGGCATACTTCAACCGCTACATCGCTGGCGATCGATGACCGCTGACGAACTACGCGCAGCACTGGACCGCCTGGGGTACACCCAGGCGGCCTTCGCCGAACGCATCGGCGTGCACCGCCTCACCGTGTTGCACTGGCTCGACGGCACCTACAAGGTGCCGCGCTGGGTGGGTGTGATAATCGAACTTTTGGAAGAGAGGGCTGAAAAGTGAGTGAGAACATCCTAAGCGCAACGGATCGCAACGCACGAGCCTGCGAGGTATGCCTGCGCGAAGTGATTACGCCTTCACGAGAAGCACTCGTGGAAGCGGGCCAGGGGGCGTCACGCAGCGCTCTTGCTGTACCTAGGAGTTCTGACATGGACGATGCTGATTTTACGCTGGACGAAATAATGACGCTGCTTAACTACGTCACTAAGCGCCTCGATACGTTCCACCGCGCCGTCGAGGAGTATAAGCGCCAAGGCGAGCGTGGCACTAGGAAGCTGAAGCAGTCGCAACACAGGTTGGCGCGGTTCGAGTCGCTTGAGCGCAAGCTGCAGGCCCTCATGCCTGCGCAGCTGCCTGGGCTGACCAACGACACCACTACCGTAGTGGAGAACTGAGATGACGTTAGGTGAAGTGTTTGGCAAAATCTTCAGCGTCTAGGAAAACTTCCCCTGCCTCCGACACCGGATAGCCCGTTCCACCGCACTGGCGGCCTTCCTATCGCCTCTTTGCCGGCATGGATCACCCCAGCCGGCTTTTGGGGTGCCCGCCGGGCGGACCATGCGCGAACGAAGCGAGCGCATGCCTACACTGGCACAACACCCGAGAGGACAAAACACCATGGGTCGCAGGATTATTGAAGTCTATCAGCACTGGGTGCGGCTATGCAGCTGGTGCCGGCGGCGCACTACCGTCGCAACTGACGGGCGAAACTTATTCTGTCGCGAGTGCGGACGTTGGTAGTAATCGGCCGGCGCGTTCACCTCGCGCGCGCTCCGCAGCCAGCTCGACCGCTTCCGCAACGAGACGCGCGAGACGCTGGCGCGGATCGAAGCAACACCTGACCAAAGAGGGTTGATAGGATGAAGCACGTTGTTTACTGGGGCGGCTACTGGTTAGCTGCGGCCTTTGTCATCCGCTTCCTGGTGGGTTTCGGTGAACACCAGCAAGGTCTACCCACAGCACCAACCTGGACGATATTTGCTATGGCGACTGCCTTTATTATGGGTGTCGTCATCCTCCGCTACCTGAACTCTCCTAAAAGGACTAAATAAATGAAGCATCTTATCCTCGCGGCGGCGCTCTGCGTCGCTGCCCTCCCTGCCCTGGCGCAGGACCAGACCCACGGTGCTCGCGCCATCGACGGCGACACGATCGTCACCGGCGGACAGCGCGTCCGCCTCGCCGCCATCGACGCACCGGAGCTGCACCAGTCCTGCCAGCTCCCCAGCGGCCCCTGGGCCTGCGGTGAGGTGGCGCGCGTCTCCCTGCAGACCCTGATCGATGCATCCTGGGCTTACCGCCAGACCATCACCTGCGAGAACGAAGGGAGCGACCGCTATGGCCGGATCGTCGCCACCTGCCACGCCGGCGGGATGGATCTCGGCGCCGCCATGGTGGGGCTGGGCCTAGCGGTCCCTTACATGCAGTATGGCGGCGCACGTTACCTCGGCGAGTACCGGCAAGCCATCGCCGAACACGAGGGCATGCACGCCGGCACGTTTGAAAATCCCGCGGCGTGGCGGCACGCGCATGAGAGGAGATAAGCATGGCGATCATGCTGGCTAAAACCTTCGCGGCATTTAAGGCCGCTGGGGTGTCGGATGCAGAGGCGACGGCGGCGTCCGAGGAAATCGCCGGTTACGAAAACCGCCTCGCCAAAATCGAGACCGATCTAGCGGTGATGAAGTGGATGCTGGCTGTGCTGATCGCCGGCGTTGCCACCCTCGTAATCAAGGCGTTCTCGTGAAATAGTACTGCTAGCAAGCCTCTACCTAATACCCCGCAACGGCTAGCGCTGCTGCGGGGTTTTCTTATACCCAGGCTAATTAGCAGGACTATTGGAACGTGCCTATTGACAGGCCCGCTTCGTAGGGTTGTCATAGTCACTCGACGGGAGGGCTGAGTGCAGGCTGCACATAGAGAACGCCACGGCATGTCGTTCGTAGACGGTAGGCGCACGCGACTGCACTACCTCTGGATAAATATGCGGAACAAGTGCATCAATCCTAGGCACCCAGACTATCGCTACTATGGCGAGCGGGGCATCGAGGTTTGTGATCGCTGGGAGCTGTTCCGCCTCTTTGCCGCCGACGTGGGACCGCATCCCGGTCCCGGCTGGACGCTCGACCGGATCGACAACGATGGGCACTACGAGCCGGGCAGGCAGATGCAGGCGCGCAACCGCAACTATTGCAAGCTAACTAAGATTAAAGCAGACGAGATCCGAAACCTATATGTAAACCATCATATACGCCAAGTTGATCTGGCAAAATTATTTGGAGTAACGCAAGGACTAATCAGTCAGATTATTCGAGGTGTCGCATGGCAATAGTTACGTGTGATCTCGAAACGTTCTACGCGCGCGATTACACGCTGACGCGCATGACAACGGCCGAGTACAACCTCGATCCCCGGTTCCAGCCGCTGATGCTGTCCCTCAAGGTCGATGATGGTCCAACTGAGGTTCTCGTGGGCGACGCAGCGATCCGTTCTCGTCTTGTCCAGATCGATCCCGATAAGACAGCGCTGCTGTCCCATCATATCAATTTCGACGGCTCGATCCTCTTCTGGCACTTTGGTTTCGCACCCAAGCTCTACCTCTGCACCTTGTCGATGGCTCGCGCCATCACCCACTGGGTCATCGGCAAATCCTCGCTCGCTGCCCTCTCGACCTACCTGCATCTCCCCCCCAAGGGCGATGAAGTGGTGCGGGCCCTGGGTAAGCGCCTGGAGAGTTTCACCAGTGACGAGCTGGCGGCATACGCGGACTATTGCGTGCGCGACTGCGACAACGCCCGCCTCGCGTTCGATAAGCTCAGACCATACTTCACCAACGCCGAGCTGCAGCTCATCGACCTGATCGCGCGCATGTTCATCATGCCGCAGGTGAAGCTCAATGCCAGCGCGCTGGCGGTGCATCTTGGCGAGGTGCAGGCCCGCAAGGCCGAGGCGTTCGACCGGCTGGGCACCGTTGACCGGGAGATCTTTTCCTCGCAGCCCCGGTTCGCTGCCTACCTCGCAAGCTTGGGCGTCGAGGTGCCGCTGAAACCCTCCCCCACCGGTGAGGGGATGATCCCGGCGCTCGCCAAGGGAGACCGGGCGTTCAGGGAGATGTGCGAAGATCCGAGCCTGCCGATGGACGTGCAGGTAGCGCTTGCCGTGCGCCTGGAGGCCAAGAGCACCATCGAGGAGACCAGGACGCAGCGCATGCTGACCCAGGCACGCCTGCGCTGGCCTGACGGCACCTATGGGCATCTCCCCGTCCCTCTGCGCTACTACGCCGCCAGGACCGGCCGGCTGGGCGGCGACGACAAGCTGAACCTACAGAACCTGCCGCGCGGCTCCGCCATCCGCGCCGCCATCGAGGCGCCATCGGACCGCTACCGGCTGGTGCACCGCGACGCTTCCCAGATCGAGGCCCGCATGGTGGCGTGGCTGGCGCAGGAGCCGGCGCTACTCGCCGCCTTTGCTGCAGGGGACGATGTCTACTCAGCCTATGCCAGCGACCTGTACAGGCAGAAGGTCTCCAGGAGCGACACGTTGCGTCGCTTTGTCGGTAAGACCGCCATCCTGGGTCTGGGCTATGGCTGCGGCGCCGACAAGTTCCGGCATATGCTGTTCATCGGCAACGGTGGTGTGTCGATGAAGGTCGAGACGGTCGAGGCGCAGACCATCGTCGACCACTATCGTGGTTTGTACCCGGCGATACCCAGGCTGTGGCGGTTTGGCAATAAGGTCATCGACAAGATACTGGAGCCTGACGATAAGCACGCACCGGAGAAATCGCACATACCCATATCGTATGGTGCAGAGAA